TTGATTTATTTATTGATTGATTGATTTATTTATTGCATTAAATTTATATTTTAATGATTCAAATTGAATGCAATTGCAACCGCGAAAATCGATGATTCAAAAGAGCTGCACATGCACGCAAATCGGGGCTTTGCTCTTAATATCGTAAATGTCGTTTGAACAAATGAGAGAAATTCCATATTTATTGTTTCGCAACACGATGGTTTGCCTTGAAACCACCTGCAATTCTCTCACTTGCACTTCCACAAATTCAGAATCATACAACGGAATGCGCAACACACCGTTCCCCCGGTTCAAGAGCTCCTTAATATCCGCCCGCACATCAACGTGCAACTCATTGTTCGCATCAATTGACATGTGATCAGGGAGTTCCGGCATGCATCGAACGATCAGCTGCTTATTGCTGGCCTCAATCCGATAGTGCAACTCGCTGTGCCAAAGTGGCACATAAAACGTCTGTTCTTCAAATTGCACCACCGAAATGTTATTCTGGATCACGTCTTTGAGAGATGGTTTCAAAATGATGATATTATTCTTCTGCATTTTCTCTCGAATGATGCGCGTGATTTCTTCGAACATGGGAGCATCCATTTTGATCGCTGCATTGTACCGCTCCAATGTTTCATACAATTGAAACAACATCAATGGGTCCAGTGAATCCAGCAACAGGCCAACCGACGCGGATGCATAATCATTCACAATCCGATGCAGCAAGTCCATCAAAACCGGGTTCATCCGAATATCATTGCCATCATTTTCAGTTTTGTGCTTAGACAAAAAGAGAGATTTTACGAAATTCATGAAAATATTCGCGTATGTTTCCGTGTCTTCATGCGAGCATTCGCTGGCATTGCCGTGATTGCCGTCATTTGCATCCACTTCAAGCAACAACACGCGATACGCGGCATTCAACCTTTGAAACTCAGCAGTTGCTTCCGACGTGTTTCCATTTTTATCCGGATGCAGCTTCAATGCCAGAATGTGATATCGCTTCTTCAGTTCTGTCAATGAACAGTCCCGCGACACCCCAAGAATGGTGCGCGCGTCTTTGACATTCATAATTAATTGTGGATTTTCAGACCGGGTAAGTAATTGTTCTTGCACGACATGCGTTTATACCGTTTTGCAGACTTTGTTTCGGTTTTCGCACATAATATTGATCAGCATGAATACGAACTTTTCCAAATGGTAAATGGGGCGATAGTTGTTGTTGTAATACTGCAAAAATCGACAAGTGTGCATCAAAACATCGGACATGTCGTCATCGTGCAACAAGCCCTTGCGTTTCAACTCGGTTATCAGCTGCCACGCACATTCATTCACATCAAAATCGTAAATTAAAATATCGTACAACAATTCTCTCAACTGCGTAAACCGGATTAGCTCCACGCCGGTGATGTAGTCGCATAAGTGGTTGCACAGCTCTTGGCGTTCGCACGTTTCACTTGGGTGGCATGACTGGTACTGCAGAACCTTCAGGTTGCGGACGTTTTCCGGTGCAACTTTCATGGTTCCCGGCCCGGACAAGGCAACCATTTTTTTATACATTGCTGATGTTGGACGCGCAACCGGCACGATTTCGCAACTGTTCAATATGTTGCTGGGGATGAACCCAATGTTTTCGGTTATAATCACGTATTTCAATCGAATGTGGTTGTGATGCGGCATGTGCATGTAGCTGTAAAATGTTTCCAGCAATTCGCTGTGAATGTTGTGAAAATATTTACACACGATGATGCCCGTCATGTCCGGTCGCGCGCTAATGACATCCACAATCTGACTGTGCATTTCGTTCCAGAGCAGCTTGGACGTGCAACCGAGCAAAGACATGTCGATCTCAAAATGAATGTCGCTGATTTTTATGAAATAGGTTTCCTTGTTGTACACCACCGTCAACCGTTTTTCATATTTAAGATGGGTCGGACTATATCGACTAATGCAGGAAAGCACCTGACTGTATTTCCCTGTTCCAGACGGGCCATAAAATATCAAATTTTTGAGATCATTGATGCTGGACGGGAACGCAGTCGCATACAAGGTTTTTAATTTCGGATGCAGCGGGTTTGAAACGGCCGATTCAACGTATTCTTCAAAATGCGTGTCGTTGAACTTCATTCAATTGTGTTGCACTGTGGCGCAAGTTATTATACACCATTGTTATTTATTTAAACACATTGCAACGCATATATTAAGAAGCAACCGGCGTCATGAGTTTTCTAATTTCACCATGCAATTTCAATTCAATTCATTTGCATTTTGTCCCGCCCGTCAAAAACAACGAGTCCGATGGAAACTTTTCTCGCATCATCTATTCCACAAAAAACATTTCGTTCAACGGGGTTGGAATCATAGTTGATCTGGCGCACGTCATTCAAGATTTCCACTATAAAAAAATGTTCATGCGCTTTGACCCGCATGCCTTTGCAAACGCAAACATGGTGTCCCGATTGCAAACAATTGAAGCCGAAATATTGGGAAAATACGTGGAACATGTGGCGAGAGGGTCAATGCAATGCGTTTACACGCTGGCCGAACAATTGAACAGTGGATGCATTAAAGCATACGCGAACGATGCATGCATTGGTCATGACAACAACACCACGCACCCGGTGATGCTTAAAATTTGCGGCGTGTGGGAAACCGATGGGGAATGCGGCATTATGCACAAATTCACAAAATGCTAGAAACCATGAAGGGATTTACAGGAAATGGCGTGGATTATTTAATAACATCCTTATAATAAGATAGTCTTATCAATTCATCATATGAATTTCAACATATTGGGTTACGTTTTGATTGCGCTCATTGTCATCATTTGCCTGCGCGTGTACCAAAGCTCCGATTCATTCCAGCTGAAATGTATTGTGTCCGACGTGGATGGAAACAAATACTGCGTGAGAGAGCGCGCCAAACTCGATATGGCTGCGGATTTGCTGGCACAGTGCACCGTAAACATGAAGAAACTGGTCAAACACATGGAAAAAACGTACCCCGCCGACCAGGACAACGTGCGGCGATTGGTGGAGGGGTTTGACCCGCACCAAGTGGGCGAAACACTGCCCACCAGCGAATACACCGCGTACAGCGAGAACAAGGGCGAGAAGCTGGCGTTCTGCTTGAACACCACGAAAAACGGCACCAAGCTGATCGACTCCAACACGCTCATGTTCATTGCGCTGCACGAAATGGCGCACGTCATGACCGAGAGCATCGGACACAAGGAAGAGTTCTGGAAGAACTTCAAGTTCCTGCTTCAAAATGCGGTTGACATCAAAATATACACGCCGGTTGATTACAAGAACGACCCCCAGCAATATTGTGGCATTGAAATCAACGACAACCCCTATTTCGATGCATGAAGCGCATGAAGGTAGTTTTTCAGGTTGTATGTTATTGTCGTGGCCCCGAAAAATGTCAGCAGCATTGAAAAAATGGACACCACACTGCTGTTGTGTCCGAAATAGATCATGAGCGGCCCAATCAAAAACACATCGAGGAGTCGTATGCCTTGCGTTTTTGTTCCAGCGGTCGAAATGTGGCCTAAATATAGGCCAACAATTACTATGATGAATGACACGAATGCACGATTGTCAAAGTGCTTCATTGGTTTGAAAATTATATTATTGCACAATATTAATAATATAATCAACGCGCACTCAACAACGGTTCCTGACCGGCTCGTAGTGTCCGCCGCTCCATTCCAGTTTAAACATCTCATCTGATAAAACGGTTGAAATCGGCAAGAATTCAATCATTCGCCCGTGTCCTGCGCGGATGTCGTGCACCACGATGCGCACGTTCCAAATGTTGCACGCCGCCTGAATCTCAATCGCGCCGCCCATTGTGGATGGACTGCGCATGGCGCCGATGTATTGTTCGGGCGACGAACCAGAATCCAGTTGCAGCACTTCGTGCGTGGCCATGCCGTCAATGATGGGCGAATTGGTCTGCAAGTAGTCGCAAATGCGCTGGCGAATAGCCTGCGGGTCGGTTTGCGCGATGAAATGCGAAAGACTGTTGAACAAACAACTCATTCGCGTGCAATGTTGTGTTTATTGTGGCATTATATAAAAAATGAATGCATTTTATTTTTTATATGGAAATGGGATTAATTTAATGCCGCCTTGTGCGAGACCTGTGTTTTCGTCGAGACACTCTGGCAACCTTTTTGCCCTTCTTATGTTTGCGACTTTTGAGTTTGTGCAAACGGCGAGTTCGTCTTCCGCCTTTTGATGGTCCTCCTTGTATTCCTCGTTTAGCTGCCTGTATTTGTGCGAATTGGGTTGGGGTCATGTTAATTTTCACTGGTGTTTGCACTGGTGTTGAGGCTGCTGGTTTAGATCCAAACATACCAAAAAACCCGGTTTTGGCGGCTGCTGGTTGTGCTGCTGGTGTTGCGACTGCTGGTGCTGCTGGTGTTGCGACTGCTGGTTTAGATCCAAACATACCAAAAAACCCGGTTTTGGCGGCTGCTGGTTGTGCTGCTGGTGTTGCGACTGCTGGTGCTGCTGGTGTTGCGACTGGTTGTGGTGTTCCTTGTGCAGCATGTATGGCGGCGACTGCTGTGTTTGCATCAGCGGAAACGAGCTGATTATGCAAATCCAAATGTGCTTGCATGTCTATTTCTTCATGGGGATGTAACATGAAGTTTCCATCTGCATCTTGTTTCCTAGGAGGTCCTTGAGCTTTTCCAAAAAACAATGTAAACCTACTACCACTTGTGCCAATCGTTGCTGGCAATTGATACAAATAGTTGTAGTCTTGTGGAGGAGCTGCGACTGCTGGTGTTGTGACTGCTGGTGTTGTGACTGCTGGTGTTGTGACTGCTGGTGTTGCGACTGCTGGTTTAGATCCAAACATACTAAACAAACTTTTTTTTGCTGGTTCTGCGACTGGAACTCCTTTTTTCACAGTGGGAGGCTTGTATAAAATGGGAGGCTTGAATGTTTGGTCTGTGATGGGATAATTGTATTTATCCGCCATTATTGCAGTTTTCAAACTAACTATGAATGCGTTGGTCATTTTAGAATCTTCTGACAGCACATCGGTTATAGCAGGACCGGCAGCAGCAGCAACAGGAGCAGCAGTAACAGGAGCAGCAGCAGCAGCAGCAGCAGCAGCTGGATCCATCGTTTCCTTCACGCGAAATGGCACCAGGTCAAAAAACACGCACTTGGCTATAGCTGATTGATTGAATCCATACCACAGAATGCGCATCATGGTGTTGTCTTCCTTGATGCCAAGTTCTTTGGGATTCACCGCCGCAGCAGTAACATCTTCGGGTTGCAGTCGCTCCACGTCCAATGACAATGCGGAATTAATATCAACTCCGCCCGCAAACATGATTCCACAATAGGTCAAATGATACAATATGGAAGAAATGCTCCACGTTTTCTTTCGTCTGTCAGTGCACACGGGTGCTTTTGAAAAATCGGCAGTCATGCTTGGGCGTTTGTGTTCCAAATTCAAACATCGTGTCTCGGCCTTGTTTGTTATGAAACCATTTGTTTCAATGTCGCAATCCATTGTAATCATGTCGCGTTCGCTGGTGAACTCGGAACACGGATGTTCATATCCAACCTTTGGCAATGCGGTCACCAAATCCAGCGTGGTCACTACACGCAAATAGGATATTCGTCCTTTAACATTTGAATCAGGAACAACCACACCTCCCGCGGCTGTGTCTGTCTTGCACAGCTCACTTGCCTGGGTCAAGCAACAGAATGCGGCTGCTTCTTTCGGCCCAAACACGCGGGGGGATGCCAGTGAATAGCATCCAATGCTGACGTCAAAAATTTCAGCACCTACAATGCGAGACAAATCAGGAGAAATTTGCTGAACATATTCCCCCGCAAATGCAGTGGCCATTGCACCACCCAATGAATGACCCGTTGTCAACAACTTTATTGAACCGGGGGCAAGTGCAACGCCCGGATTTAACTCAGTTGCCACATCAACCGCCATCTGAATAATGACATGAATCTGCTCCTGTAAGATTTTGAAAATTCCAATCAATCCCGCATCGATTATTCCATAAAAATTTGCTAATGCAGTTGGAGTCAACGAACTGGGACGCGAATATGCCAGCGCCGATTTTGCATTTGCAGTGCCTCGAAACACAACCCACACCAAATTGGGGGCGCGTCTGTCGCCAAAGACATACGTGGTTCCATAATTTGAATCCGAAATGGCGCGAAACACGAGCATCGGATTGTCTTTGAGCACAAGTGCCGGTGCACAGTTCAGCATATCTGGATCTTTTGTATCCTCTTTCATTTTTCTGCGCTCACCCAGTATGATGTTCACTTTCTCAGCCCAGGATGCAACCGCAGATGCTTCGCCAAACGTGTCTGCTGCCTTTCCATCCGGACCATAATTTGTAATGCAGTCCAATGTCAGTGTGGTGGGTTTGACGCTCGCATTCAATGCATCCACGGCAACAACATTCAATCCCCACCGCTTATCACCCGGCTTCGCTGATTGCAAGGACAGCATGACTTTATCATCAAGCAACCCCGGAATTCCTTGTGCCGCCGCTTGCGCACTCATCATGGAAAGCACGCTGGTGGTTGGCAATGCGCCGCCACTTTCATTCGCAACTGTCCCTAGATTCGGAGTTCCTTTCGTGTCTCCAAATATTTCGGTGTACCTTCCTAAAAATTCCTGCGGGTTTAAGTATGACAACCGTGAATAAACCGCCGACCACCACGCAATGAAATAATTCGCAGAATCTGTCATTGTTTACATTATTAAAATATTAAATTACGCATGGCTGCATGTTCAATTGAATGAGTACATCAGAATTCGGTTCATCTTGCCAACAAATCCAAGGTTGCATGCAACGGTGCGCGCCTGCAGCTGCACGAATGTTTCCAAGTTTTTAGAGTAGCTAAACGTTTTAGATGCGTCATACAATCGTTGCATTTGCGTGTAGTATCGCGTCATTTCGTGCGCGTCCTCCGAATACAGCCCGTTCTTGATCAAAATCCGCTTGGTGATGTAAAAACAATTGTGCTTGAAGTCCCACTGAAACCAGTGCTCGTCCTTCATGCGCCGCTTCCCGGCATCCAGAAAGGCGCCTAAAGTAATTTTTGTATCATTGTCCTTGAGAGAAATGTCCTTCATGACCGCATTTTTAATGTGCGGCTCCTTCATTTTCAGCAGCGTCATGGTGGATGTTTTATCCAGCATCAAATGCGCCCCGTCCTCCATTTCAAATATGAGACCGCAGTGAAACGGCAGCGCTTCTGCGTGTGCGCGCAAATAGTCGGCCATGGACCCAGTGCAATGGTCCGATTTTGCATGCTCCGCCATCATTTCGGTATACAAATTGTCCAGCCGTGAAAGCGTGATTTTATTGTATAGATTGAGCAGCTTTTTGGGAACCCGGCGGTAGTAAAGACGAATCGACTTGATTGCCTTGTTTTTGTAGTGGCGCATGTTTTCCTGCGTGTCGTTCAAATACTCGCACGACGGCTGCAGCGCCAAATACTCAAACAGTCGATTTGCGCAAGAAGACACGGCGCGTTTCACTAGGTGCACCATTTTGTCAGAGAGAACGGTGCTCAAAAAGTTGCACACCGCGAGCGTCGCGGTCATGAAAATGAGGTACGCTATGAGGAGCGTCATGGTGTACCCAAATGACGCCAGGCCAATCGCATGTTGGAACACATTCGTCATCCGGGGGTTCTAGTCGTGGCTATGTTAATTGCACACTATATTTTGCATAAATCAAACACATATTAATTATATCGTAATTAATAAATTTAATACAATGGCATAATGTATATACACAATAACAATAACAACCGACAACAACAATGTTTTCGGCGATGATGCATGCACAAAACAAATGGACCGGAGTTGCAGCTAGAAATGAACCAACGATCGTGCAACCGGCTACATTTTCGACATTTATGGGAGTTCAAAATCTCACCGACAATGTTCGAGTGATTCATTTGCAACAGGTTCTGACCATCGATGCACCAAGTGTTATTAATCCAACTGGATACGCTTGGTCGGTTGTTTATGGCAACAATTTTTACACGCTTCGGGTATTGTCAGGCGAAACAACAAATAGTGCAACATTTGCCACTAGTTTTTTATATCTTTTGCAACTCCCCAAGGACTGCCTCGTTCAATGTTTGGTCAGCACTTCAGCCAAGGTATATGAAATTCCATATGTGCTCAGATGGCGGTCAGAAAATCCAGCAGTTGTTGCAACCATCACAAATGGAACAAGTTCACAGGCTGTCGGTGCAACCAACACAATTTTCACGCAACAGCCCACAATTCAAATCGTTGGTGCCACAATCACGGCCTGGAGTTGGTCCGTGGTAAAAGCAAACTGGCCTTCCTACACTGCATCTTCCATAAGCATTTCAAGTGCAAGCACGTCCGCACCGACATTTGCAGCAACGGTTCCTACCAGTGAATTGCCGGCATATTATGCAGTGGCCTGCATGATCACGTACCCCAACCCATTGAATGGAAACCCCGTGTCAAATCAAGTCATTTCAATCGTGCATTTGAATTGATCATTGATGGGAAAAAAGGGAAAAACGTGTCGCACTCATACGTTCCCTCCATTCGCGTAATGCACATCTCGTCTATGACGATTTCGTTGTTTTCATGCATGGTCAAAAACTGTTCGTAAATGCTGGCGCCACCTATGACCCACACCTCATCGTAGTTTGCGGCTTCCAAATGGGCAAACAATGCCGGAATGGAAGAGAACCAATGCGCTTGGTCTGAAACGGGGGTGTCGGGTTCTTGCGTCGAGAGAATCAGGTTGGCGCGTCGGCGCAACGGGCGCACGGGAATGCTGGCCCACGTGGAGCGACCCATGATGACCGCGTTGTTGCCTGAGCCCGTGGTGCGCTTGGCAAAATGCGCCATGTCGGCCTTGCAGTGCGGCCACGGCAGCTGGCCCTTGTATCCGATGCCACCGTCGGCGCACATGGCCGCAATGAGTTTGAACGTCGGTTTCATGAACGATAAACAATTAACAATAAACAATGAAGTCATTATGAGTTTAATATGATTTTAAATGTTTTAAATGTTTTACATCAACGCATTTGATGCATTTGAGACAATCAAATACGAGAGAAATAAGCCAAAGAAATTCTTCGAAAACAGGTCAATGATGTTGTATATTGTGTTTTTTAATTCGTATGGAAGCACGGCCACGACTCCATACAGCGACCAGAACACCAGGAAATATACGTAAATCTTCAGGCTGGTGGGATTCACCGTCCTGATAAATCTCTCGTAAATGATGTAGAAGTAGGCAATGAACGGCAGAAACCCGAGCGCAACCCCGGCGATCAAGGGAATGGCGTTGACCTCGCCTAAATATCCAAACAACAGCATGAGCCAGTTCAACCCGACTATTTGTGCAATGGGGGTCGCATTTTCTCTCAGAATTTGAATCAAAGAAAGCGATTCCTGGGTTGTTGCCACGTTTGCATTTGCGTTTGCGCCCGCCGCGGCTTTTGTGCCCGTATTCAGGTAAATGATGTATGCAACCAGTGTGATCAGCATCGTGGGTGTGGTGAGCGCCCAGTCCGCATAGCGCTTGGGCGTGATGTTTTTCACCGTGTTAATGTTTTTATACAGCCAAAAATAAAACGCACCCTCAATGGCTTGAACCGCGAGCTCGAGGCCAAGGAGCTGCTTGATGAGTGCCATGCCCGGCGCCGTTCTGACAAAGAATGCCGCCAATTCAATGATGCCGGTGATGACCTGCACCGCGATGGAAAACAAAAGCGACGAATGAAGCAACGACGACGACGACATTGAATGTGGGTTTAATGAATCTAAATTTAACAAATATCTATATAAAGTTGTATATAAATAATTAAACCGAAGAGCAGATGTGAGGGTTTTACGGGACGCAATGCTTGGCACATTAGGTGCGCCGTATTTCCGGCACGAGTTTTGCAGCGGCGTTGCGTTTGTCCCGAATGTGTTGCATGATATCGGCGGCCTGCTGCGGCGGACAGCATTCGGCCAGCGCCTCGCTCAAGAAGGACAGCGTGAGCGCCGGCGGTTGTTTCGCGTTGAATGCAAATTTGAGCGTGCCGTCCTTGATTCGAACCGTTGCATGGGACAAATTATTGTTTGCCACGTGCGAAAGGATGCTGGACTCCACTTCATTGCGAGATGCCCGGAGGTCGCGCACCTGGTCGTTCGATTGCTTGATTGCATTGTCCAGCTGCACCCAGCGCTGGATGCGCTGTTCTAAGGAAGCCATGGTCGTTCGTTGCGTTGGGTCATATTCATAAAAAATGTTTATATCATTTATTTGTCTTTTTCTGGATCGTTGTCGTTGTCTTTGTGCCAGCTACTCACACCATACGTGATTCTTTTTCTAGTTTTATCGCTGCCATGACTAGACAAACGTTCTGCCAATAGTCTTGCAAGTGCACCATGTCCTTTTAATCGCGCAATGTCGCTGGGGTCTACACTGAAAAGGTTTAAACTGCGCCTTTCATCCCGAATCGCGGCACCAAGAGGCCGCAATGAAGACGATGAATGCGATATCCGGTTAGGAACATGCGAAATTGTGCGAAGCATCCGACTGGGAGCAACCCGAAGACCCATTACGTATTTTTGTTGAAGTATGAATTCATCCAATTGTGCGCGAAACCTTTCAACATTTTCTTCAAATTCATCATTGTCAACACTGAACAATGCTTCTGGAATGACTGAATGAGAGCTTACATTCGCATGATGCATTCTAATCATCTCTGGCAGCGCAACATCTCTCAACAGTTCAAACATTTTGAGTCTGGCTTCGAATGATTTTTTAATGCGTTCCATTTCAGGCCGTATTTTGTAATGAGCCACTTGATGCAGTTCAGAACTGACGTGTGTGTAAACTGGTTGGCGGCCTCTGCGTTTTTTGTCATAATATAAATTGTATAAATTCGCAACTTTGAATGCAAAATTATCCACATCCAATTTGAAATTTTCCATGAGTTCTTGCGGAGAAAGAGGCGGGTCTGGTTGAAACATCAGCGACGAAATTCTCCTAGATAAAGAGGATGGTGGCGCAAGATGCGTCGTTTGAATTCCACCCACGAGTTCCTTTACACTTGCCACACTTTCTTTTAATTCCAATTCGGCTCTGCACCCGTCAACCAGTTCGTGTATTAAATTTCCCAATTCCTGCTTTTCACTGTGGCTGACAAGATAAAATTCCAACATTTCATGCACGGTTGTCATTCTTTTTTTGTAATCCATTGGCGTGGCACTATAATATGGCACACGTCCGTCTCTTATGTAATCGCAATTGGAAGAATTGTCGAGGATGATTTCAAATTGAACGCCAAGCGGCACATTGGATTGCATGTGAGGTGAAAACAGCATGGCATACATCAGTTGTTTTGCCCGAAGCGCGTCATCCTTCAAATGCAACATGCCCCCACGCATTCGTCTGCGTTGGGTTGTGCGTCGGTGCTTATGTTTTCCAACACGGGTCATCTTATGCATCACTTATTATGATTATATATAAACAAACATAAAGAAAATGCATCAATGTATTATGTCGCGCGTATAATTGCGGCACACATTCGCTTCCATAGTGTAGTGGTCAGCACATTGGACTTTGAATCCAATAACACGAGTTCGAATCTCGTTGGAAGCACACGATTTCAGATTTTCATCATTGTGAAAAATCTTTAAAATGACATGTCATAAAATCATTTAGCATATTCATGCATTAAATGATTTTATTTATCATGAAAATGTATACCACCATGCAACCCACACGCCTATCCCATTATGCTGCTAAATTTCGAAATGTTGGTGCAATGTGTGGATACTCTGTAAGAAATTCTGGCGAGATTGAAGCTTTTGCGCGAGGAAACTCTGATCCCGTATCTCCCGGTGTGGGCGATGATGTAATCAATCATTTTGTTTTTTTAGCATGTCATGCTGAAAGGCCGATTCAACCGCAGATGATTGATGTTAAAGGCAATTTCATTTGTTTCAACTATGCAGGATTGTCATCTTGGTAGGCTTTCACCTTCAATGCTAAAAAATAATTTTTTTGGAAAAATTCGCGACTATCATGAGAAACCAATTAATAAATCTAGATTTTATAAGGATATTCTTGTGCCATTCAAAGATGAAAATCTTGCACCTGGCTCACCAATATCATTGTATCGAAGCAACGAAGGCTATCAAATTGCTGATTTATATGTATTATGCAACGGAACGGTTTTTCACGATGAAATGACTAATTTGACACAAAGTGGTCTTAAAGAAAATCCTGGTAGTCTTATCATGGTTTCATTTGATGGAAATGGGAATTTAGTTGGATATGCCAATTTATTAGACACAAGTAATCTCCAACATTTTCGAGAAAATGGGTTAGACATTGTCGACAATTATAGTTCTGGAAGATGTAGTGTCATATGGAACACGGACCACCAAGAATACATCTTGACAATGGCACCATATGAAGTCCGCACTGATGATGCCCATGGAAATGGTGTGTATAGGCCTCTATTGCTTTCTGAAGTTTTTACATCATTCAACATGCCATTTACCCCTATTGGTTTAATCCGCAGTTTAACCCTAGAAACCCTGATGGATCCCCTGGAATGACAATTGATGAATACATGAAAAAACACCTAGTATTGACTACCAATGGATGTAGATGCATCGAAGGCGACCCACCTATTTTGGGTCGAACGCAAAGCACCGGTCATCTTGGTTCAAGTGCGCTTGATGCTATACCAAGAGGAGGAAAAACAAGACCAAAACGTAGGCATAATCGCAGAAAATCTGTCAAAAACGACAAAAATAAAAACAGAAAAAAGAAAACACGCCATACAAGAACCCACTAAAACTAATGCATGGGGGTGTCTGGCACCTTCAAATATTATACATTTATCAATTGCAAAATGTATAAATCAATGTTTAAAGTAGGTGTTGATGTTGATGTTGGTCTTGATGTTGGTCTTGATGTTGGTCTTTACTGACCGCCGCAGCCGATCTCCAGAGGCACGCGCATCAGGTCAGGCGCGATGGTGGTGTTGTTCCAGGGACCAACGTTGAGCTGGGGATTGGGGGGCTCCGAGCGAACCTGGAGGTTGGCGTTGCGCAGAGTGTTGCCAATGGTGTCAATGCCGATGAGGGCGCCGGCACTCAGGAGATTCACTCCCTTAAGATCACCGGCCCCGGTGGGGTTGAGCTGGGCCCACTGGCTGTTGACATCCCTGGGCAAGAGCTCGAGGGGGTCCACGGTCTGTTGGGGGGTGCAGCTAGGGGGCAAGCCCTGCATGGTGGTGCCAGCGCCGTTCGAGGGCGCATACTGAATGTTCTCTAAACCCGTGGCAGGATGGACATTGCCAATGTCGGCGGTGTGCTGGCCCGAAGCCTGTTGGTAATACTGCTTGCGCTTTTGGGGCGACAGTTTGTTGGGGTCAACAATCTCCATGCCTTCCGATGAAGACTTGTACTGAGAAAGCCCCCAATACAACACGATTGCTCCTAAAACTATCACAACAAAGTGATTTTTAAGCATATACAATAAATTGTTCATTATGATTGTCTGTTATATAAAATTCATGATAAAATATTTTTTTGGTTTAACTTTTATTATTGCATTGTTGTGCGTTTTGCATTTCACGATTCATTCGTCGTCGTCGCTTTCATTGTCGCCGTAAACATCGCCATCATCGCTCTCATCACTGTCTTCCAACATGTGGGTTGCCTTTATTTGCTTGGCTTCTAAATATGCAGCAATGGCATTTTTCTTAAATTCTTTTGCTTTTTGTTTTGCATTTCGATACATGTTGTAATACACTTCGGTTGGCTTTTTCAGTTTGAGATGCATTTGCTCCAATTCTTCTAAAACATCTATCGTGACTTCTTCCATTTCTTTTTGGATTTCTCTCGGGAGTTCTGGTTCTGGTTCTTGTTTTTCTTGTTTACGGTTCTCTTGTTTATGGTCATCTGGTTCTTGTTTATGGTCATCTGGTTCTTGTTTACGGTTATTTGGTTCTGGTTCTGGTTCATGGTTATCTGGTTCTGGTTCTTGTTTATCTGGTTCTGGTTCTTGTTTATGATTATTTGGTTCTGGTTCTTGTTTATGATTATTTGGTTCTGGTTCTTGTTCTGGTTCTTGTTCTGGTTCTGGTTCTGGTTTATGGTTATTTGGTTCTTGTTCATGGCTCTCGGGTTGATGCTTTGACGGTTCGGGTTGCGCATTAAATGTCGGTTTTCGGATGACACATGATTGAAATATCGGAACATTCGACACAAGCAACACTTGTTTGAGCGCCACTTCAAATTGAAAACTGCGCGACGTGAATTTGATGCCTTGAAACTCGAGCACAGTGTACATTTGATTTTCCGCCTTAATGTGTTCAATTGAAACTGGACGCTCATTTTCATCAAAGACTGAACACGACTGCGTTCCTGCTAAATGCTTTGAAGGCTGAATATTGGCACGTATGAGGTAGTGCTTCCCCCCCTTGTACGGACGAACTGGCGACGTGAAACCCGCCTCAATGTCTGATTTTTCTATGTCGCCACTGATCCACACATTCCGTTTTTCATAAATCATGCGAATGGCGTCTGCTTCCAGTGCCTCTAGCCACTCCAAAAACGCCACATCATGGTTGCTGAACATTAAATCCATGTAGGGGCGCTTCCCTGGAACCACCGCCTGCCTCGACACGCATTTCGGAGTTTGAATGTAGAGGGGGGCGTCCTTGTAGTACAGCATGGCAAAGTAAGTGCCGCCTTGCAAACCGTTGGGGGGCGCCAAATGCAGACGGGCGTGCTCAAATGTTGTGTCCGGCAAGTGCACCTGATCCGACATGATGGTTGGTGGTTGGTGTGCGGTTTGCTGTTGCAGCATTCAGAGAAAATAAACACGCAATAATGACGTATATTTTTTAGCACGTTCATGTAAAAAATATAAAGGAACAACACACAATAAAGACCCAAAACAAAACGGCATGTCAATGATGCGAGAGAAAATAATTGATCAATGTCTCCAAGTCATGAAACGAGATGACGTAAAACGGGAGCTGAAAGAGCTGTTTCATCCGGTCATTGATTTGATCATGCAAGAAATTTATCCATACATCTATTTGTCAGTGATATTTGTCATCATTAGTTTTTTGCTCACGCTCGGAATATTTGTCATGTTGATGCGCACGTCTCTTTTACGAAACGGCTCCATTCCTGCGCCAATTAGTCCATTTGAGGGGGTTTGATGTTGCGCACGGCATCATCCGTGGGTCGCACCCGCATGTTGACAAAATTGGTTGCAATAATCCACGCGTGCGGCATCATGACAAGCAGCAACCCGACCAACCATCTGGTGGATACGGCCGGCTCATTCACGTTGACAATGTAGTTCGACATGAAGAGGTATAAAATGATTATTTCAGAGAGGACCCAAAATGTCGCAGATTTTGGCTTGTTGTCGTCCTTGTTGGTGTTGTCGATGATCTGCATGTACTGCGCATTAAAAATGATGGACGCTGAATACAACCCGATCAATGAAACCACGACAAAAATCCCCAACATGGGCAGTTTATCGACATTTGGCGACATCAATCCCCACAGCATGCAGCCTAAATACAAGATCATGCACGAATCCTGAATAATGGAAGAAACCGCAGTCATGCTGTCGCTTGATGCAATGTCCATCACCCATTTCACAACGTATCCTGCCACGGGAAAATATTGCAATGTTTTCAACACTGCTGGTCGAATGGTTTGGTTCGGTGTCGTCGCCATTTGAGAGATGCAATGTGATGGTGTTGTTGTTTGTGTTGTTTGTTGTTTGTTTTTTTATTGTTTGAATGAACTTATACTAATGATTAGATATTTTTAAAAATGTTAATCCACTTCAAAAACATCAAAACCATTCAAACATCAAACCATTAAAACATTCAAATAAAGTATTAAATAAAACATAATATATAAATAATATATTCGAATTAAGGAATCATGAGCAAGTATGTGCTAAAAAATGACCACCCATTGATCCCCAGAGAGCAAAGATTCTCGATCGACCGAAAGCTGTTGACGGTGCACTCCGAAGACCGCGACATCAACAAGTGGCCCAATGCGAACCATTTCGAACTCCAACTGCCACAAACATACACCAACGTGGAAACAATCGCGCTGGTTGAATACAACTTTCCCACGTATTACTACACGTTTTCAAGCCAGAATCAAAACACAATCATCACGGTGTATGTGGACATTTTGGATTCATGGGGACCAACGCATCCACCTCTAAAGGTCAGCATTGAACCCGGATTTTACAGTCCCACGCAGCTGGCAACCGAACTGGAAAATAAATTAAATTTGGAAGTGCAAAAACTGGATCCAACGCTCGCCAGCTACAACAAATTCCGGGTGTTTTACGACGAAGTCCGGCAACGACTGCTGTTCGGCAACACGTCCGACCCATTCGAAATCATCTACAATACGCCCGAAAGCTACGAGAGCGCACCTTGCTATGCGTGCCCGCCGCTTTCTACTCCAACCGGACAACCAACCGCCAACTCAAAATGGAACCAATACACCAACTGGGGTCTGGCATACAATTTGGGGTTTGTGAAATGTCAAAACGGCAACGGCTGCTACCCGAGTGCTCCCACAAACACGAGTGCCGCCACGGCCGTCGTTGGCGACCAGAAAGTTTACTACGTGAATTCCAGTTCGGCGTCTCAGGGAACCACGTGGCTGCCGGTTGGAGCCGGGAATACGGGCTACGTGCTGATTCCGCCAAACCCGCCCAGCTTGACCGGCGACACGGCAATGTACATGGAAATAGACAAGTACAACTACATGGACGAGATGCAGCCGTATTCCGAAAACACAAGCAACTGTCGAAACAACGATTACAACGGAATCGTGAATGGGGCGTTTGCAAAAATTCCAATGTTGACGAAACCCACCAAAATTGTGTCTCAGTTAGAATACCAATTCGGGAATCAGCCCCAGGACACCGCGGAAGGCATGAGCTCGTTTTTTCCTCCGTTGGACAAATTGAGCAAGTTCAAATTCCGGTTTCGATATCACGACGGAACCCTGGTGAATTTTGGCGGGCAAAACTTCAGCTTTACGCTTGCACTGTACTGCTATCGCGACGAAATTGCGCGGTCCAAGAGCTTGCGCATTCCGTTTCTATCGCCGGGATGAATGCGCGACCGTGAAATTGCAAAGCACGTGTTTCGCAACCGTGGAATGGTCCACTTGGTTGCTCGCGATCTTACCGGAATAACTTCGCACAGGTGCCTGTTCAATCGGCACACAAACTTTAGGCCACCTGGATAAAAATATTATAATATAAATATTAATACATAAATACCCACAATATGAAACACACCACCAAAAAGAAATCTGGTAAAAAATATTTCAGTTCAACCCGTAAAATGCAACACAGGAAAACACGTCGTCGGGTTCAGCGCGGTGGTCATGATGTAATGGAATTTGGTCAAATTATTGGCAAATATGATCCTACATCGGGTGCAATAACATATGTCAATGGAAATATATACATAGGCGAGTTGGATGAGCTTTTTCAAAAAAATGGACAAGGGCGTATGACGTATGAATTGGGACGTGTTTATGAAGGCGAATGGGTGGATGATGTACGCACAGGACGTGGAATATTAAGCAGTCCCGAGTTGGGAAATATTTATGAAGGCGAATGGCGGAATGGTTGGTTCAACGGACATGGAATATATAGATATCCAGATGGAGTTGTATATGATGGTAATTTTAGCGATGGTTGCTTCAATGGTGATGGCACAATGACATATCCGGACTTCCAAGGCGCAACAAAAATAGAATATGTTGGTGAATGGATGAATGATGAAGAACACGGAACCGGCATAATGAGATATACAGACGGACATGTATATCAGGGCCTATGGAAAAACGGTATTGAACATCCACTTTTTGTGAATGGTGTATTGGCCGACAATGATGAGTATAACACTGCAAAACGGAACTGGGCATTCAAACGTTTTCCAGTTGCCTATGAATTGAACCCTGACGACACCGTATATGATTTTTTTAGCTTGGAAGAGACAAATATATTGAATGAATTAAAAAACACTGAGTCGAGGTCGTTTATTGTGAAAATGGGGACAACCTATTGCACAACACCCATCGATAATATCATCGTCCAAATGAATGACAAAAATAACATTAAATATGAATGCCCAAAGGTAAATTCAATGGCTGGCATTATAACTGCGGAAGCATATTTCTCTTTAAAATCCATTGGTTGTTTGTCTGGCGGCGTAGTTCCTTTGTTTGATTTATGGAGTGCAATCCAACGGAAACATACCACCGCATATAAATTGATTGACACAGAACGTGTCTTACTGTCCACTGCATCACATCACTCAACATATGGGTATGGTTTATATGAATCATCATCGCATTGCCAAGCCGGTCAAGGCGAACGCGTCTATGGATTGGAAATATTGGGCAGAACTAAGGCTAGTGATAGACCTAGGGACGAAGCAGCCTCCACCAAGAAAAGAGAACGAAGCCGCTCGCCCCACTGAAACGACATTGGCCGGCGGTTCCAACCCGACCGCAGCAGAACATGACGCGCAGATCAATGCGCAAAGCAACGCCTGTGCGTTTATTTGCATTTTACTAAAATGAAGAAAGAAATTTATTCATTTATTCATTTTTATGATACGATTTCAACAAATATGTGTAAATGTCTATTTCAACCATTTAAACTTAATGCACGTACCTCCATTAATACTTTCACAAAGAGGGTTGTCATCAATTGAAAAACAATCTATTGTTGCATTTACAGCATAATCTTCTCTAACAATGTAAAGCAATTTTGTATTTGGATCCCAGTCACTTTTATAAGTGTTGTGAGCATTCAAAGACCTCATATGTGGATTGTGTCTATCATAATATGAAACAGCATCCTTTTTTGTTTTAAAATGCCCCTTCATATAACCAATGTGTTTAATTTTACCACCTTGCGCTAACCAACCATCGGGTCCATCATCCTCGTCAATGAATTCACACACTTCCAAAACGTGTGTTGCTTTTGACATTTTTGTAAATAATAAAAATACATCTTTATATTCTTATTTTATGCATTTATGGTTTATGTTATTACTTCTTTTTCACAGGGGTTGTGGTCGACCACATCTCCAATATCCGCAGGTCGCACGTTTTCCAGTCTTCCTTGAACCCGCGCAGGGACACGAATGCCGGCGTCTTCATCTTAGGATTCTTGTAATAAATGTAGGGTCCATACTGTCCGGTGCGCACGCTGGTAAACGAGTTGATTTCGCGCAAAATGGATGGATTCGTGTTGGCGTTGGTTGCATTGGATGTTGTGGATGCACCGGATTCAATGTGGCGCACGGCCTCGTCGTAAGAACACGGGATTGTATCCACGTCCACATTGACGAACGTGGTGTCTGTTTGACCTTTGGATTTAAGATGGGGGAGAGATTTCTTGTTGTCGCCCCATGTCAAATAAGGTCCATATCTGCCTGTTCGCAGGCACAAGTCAGTGCCATTGTATTTTCCAAGCAATTTGCATATATTTTTTTCGGACTTTCTCTCGGTTGTTTGTTCACTCAACGAATTTGAATCATTTGAATCATTCGTTCCTTTCGATGTCGTGCTCTTTGTTAAGCACTTGGCATTCAAATCCGCCATTAACCGGTCCACGCCCGACAAGCATTCCCCGCACACGTCCCCCCACCGTTTTTGACCGGATGAAACCAGGTCCAGCTGGTGCTCCATGCGCTTGGTGTAATCGTAGTCAAACACCTCTGCAAAATGGCTGCACAAGAAGGTGATGACCGCGCGGCCCAGCGGTTGAATGACCAGGCGGTTTTTTTCATTCCCGAATTCCCGCTCTTCCACCGACTGGCTGAGCACGCCGCCATCCAGCTCGAACTGAGTGCAACTCACGCGCCGCCCCGGCACGTCCTGCTTGGCAACATACCCGCGCTCCTGTATTTTATGCACCAAGCTGGAAAACGTGGACGGACGCCCGATACCGCGCTCCTCCAACATGCTGACAAGCGACGCCTCCGAGTAATGCGACTTCAGCTCGCGCACCTGCATGGCCGACTGCAGTTTATTGTATTTGATGGCCGAATCCGGAACAATGGCCTGCAGCAGCATCCAGCGATTGGTCGCATCGGTTGCAGCATCCGTTTTTGACAGTGCAGCCACGATGCGCCAGCCCGCAAACTCGATGCGCTCCACCGAATGCCGGTAGTCCCGGCCCTCCGGCGCCGAAATGCAGGACGTCATGGTGCTCCCCGTGCACGGTGCCATGCACGTTTCTGCAGAGTGGCGCCAAATCATGCGATACAGGCGCTGCTCCTTCGCGGTCATCGTGTCCGGCACAGCAATGCAGTGCAGGGATGTGGCGTGCACCGCTTCATGCGCTTCCTGTGGTTTCACGTCCGCCACGGCCTCCTCTGCGGCCACTTCTTTTGGGGTGTCCCGTTTCTTTTTCACCACAATGCGCTTCTTTTTTACGACGACCTCCTCCACTGCCTCTCCTTTGTTGTATTTTCCCCCCCATTTTTCGGTGATGTAGTCGCGGGCATGCGCCAAGAACGGCTCGGAATACGCGCGGCTGTCGGTGCGCGGGTATGTTATGTATCCCCCTTCATACAAATGCTGACACGCCAACATGGTTTCCGCCGGCGATAAGCCGAGCTCGTTGCTGGCTTGCTGCTGCAATGCGGACGTGGTCAGCGGCAGCGGGGCGGCCTTGGCGAACCCGTGTGTTTTCGGCGCGCGAATGACGTGCTCGAACGCGGCAGATTCCCGCAAAAACGTGGCGCATGTCTCGGCGGTGGCATGCCCCTTGCTCAGCTCGTATTTCAGATTCAGCTTCGTGAAGTAGCCCACCGTTTCATAAACGATGGTTCCGTCCGCGGCGGCATCAATGGCGCACTGGTTGTCGTAAATGAGGCGCAGGGCGGGGGTCTGGCAGCGGCCGGCCGACAACGACGGGGCGCCCTTCGTTTTCGGCTCCAAAACGTGGTCCCACAGCGCGGGCGTGATTTTGAATCCCACCAGCATGTCCAGCGCTTGTCGGGCAATTTGCGCATGGACCGCATCCATGTTGAGCAGCTGCGGCGCCTGAATGGCGCGCTCGAGCGCCGGCTTGGTTATCTCGTTGAACACGATGCGCCGGGTGGTGGCAATCGGCAGGCCGAACAAACAGCACGCGTGATACGCAATGCCCGCACCCTCGCGGTCGTTGTCCGTCATGAGATACGTTTCCTTGCACTCCGCAACCAGCGCGCGTATTTTATCAATCTGGGCTTTCTTGGACTCCACGACGTGGAATTGGGGCACGTTTGAAAAAGTGGTGTCAATGTCTTGTAGCCCAGTCAGCTCTCTCATGTGCCCGAACGTGGCCGCGCACACGTACTTGTCCGGGCCTAAATGGCCCACAATGGTGCTGCATTTTGCGGGAGATTCCACGATCAGGAGGATTTTATTCTTGTTGCTCTTCGTTGAAAATGATGACATCTACACAATACCAATGCCAATGCGCAATGCACGTAGTGAAATGCATTGCGCAATATTTATATTGATTTCGGATGTATGAATGCAATCACCTCATTCGCAAACGGTGGTTGGTTCTGAACAAGGGCATGCTCCGAACCTCAACTGAACGGGCGCTTGCGCGTGGAACCGCGCAAGTCTTCATTGTCATTGTTGATTTCAGGTCCACCAACGGAACATTAAAAATATGACTGACCCAATTGACAAATCCGGAAACCCAATAATATCTCGATAGTGTTTTGATGATACAGGCATTTGTCAGCAGCATGAAATCAAACATGGTTTCTCTCATGCTGTCAATGTCGGCATTCGGGTCCGCCAAATGAATCGGGTGGGTTGGAATGACGCGATGAACCAATTCGGGACGAATGCGTTCGCGCAAATGGGTTTTAAATTGCAAAGAGTCTGACATGATGTATAAATTCGGCACTGTTGTCAGTTGAACGTTGATCATGGCGCACAATTGACGATATTGGTGCACGTTTGATTCATTGTCATTCAATTCTTGATCCCCCAGTCTAAAATGCGCAATTGAGTAATTTTTGGAAATGCGGAATGCCTTGCATCTCTCATTGAAATATCCATTGAACTCATGCGTTGGAATCAAATGGGCGCGCATAAACAGTTTGCACTCATTCGATGGCGCATGAATGTAATCGTCTATAAAATTGGTGGTTATTAACAGCGGATTGGCATTGGTCGCGCGTTGGTTCATTTCTATGAGTTGCTTCACATGTTCGTCGGTCTTGTTTATGGCATCATTGATTTCGGATTGATGTTCCACGACATAATCGGTGAACCTGTGCGGCGGTGAAACCAACAGTTTCGAAACGGGATGCAGCTGCGTGTCCACAATCAATTCGAAGTTCAGTTGGCGAGAGAGTTTGTGCAAATAAATGGTTCCGCGCAACAAGTCCCCAAACCCTGCGTTCATGTGCTGCTTCCACACCATGATGACAACATTCGACATGACGGATTGCCGTTATTTTTATATATTATAGGACAATAAATAAAAAAAACAGTTTGTAAGAATTGCGGTAATTAATGTTTGCGCGTTGAGCGACGATGACGATGACGACGTGTCTTGTCTCCGCGACGAGACTTTTGTTTGTGTCCACGACGTGTCTTATGGCTGCGACGAGACTTTTGTTTGTGTCCACGACGAGACTTTTGTTTGCGGCCACCAGCAGATTTTCCTTTTAATTCAAATATGTCATTCAAATAGTCAATATCAGCATCCACATAAAACGCAATAACAAGTCTTGCCACTTCTTTCAATTTCATCGTCATAATTTCATTGTCAATTTGCGCATCTTCACCTGCAACCGCATATTCACCTGCAACCGCATATTCACCTGCAACCGCATCTTCACCTGGTGACGCATCTTTGCCTATTGGGGCACAGATTGTTTCCATTAAACTGTTTAACCCATTTGTTCTTATTCCTTCGTCAAGGACCGCATCAATCCTGTTTTTTTGCACAAAACCTGGTAATGCATTTAACAATTTAAACGCTATTGGCACTTCTTTAAATTTTACATATTTTCCCTGGTCTTTTGCTAATTTAGATACTATAAGAGATATTGTCTTTGCAGGTAAAACATTTTTGATATTGTGCGGTTTGATGGCGCATGCTAGTTTGGACGATTCGAGTAAGTCTTCCGCAATCTGTTGTGAAAGTGCGTTAATAATAGCAAAATGATCCATGTTTGCAAATTATACATTTATGTAAATATTTTAGTTTAGTTGATGTTTGGCCTTGTATTGTTTCCACGACACTTTTTTTGCAGGTGGCAAAGAATCGTCCGATGAAGATCCAGACCCGGTGTTCGAATGCTTTTTGTCCAGCTTTTCCGATTTTTTCAGCGCGCTGTCAATGTAAATTTGTTTGAGCAGTTGGCCGACTTCCACGGACGCCTCGTGCTGGTCCACTTTCCCGTCTTCAATCATTTTTAGGACGCCCAACAACTTGCCTAAAATGGCCAAATCAATCTCATCCTTTTTCACCTTGTTGAAAATGTCGGTGTAGTTATTGAACAAAAAGGAGCACCGATTTACGCACATCATGTCGAACTGGTCGGGGTTGGTTTTAGCCAGACGCGCGTAATCGCGCTTCAAATTGAGCAGCGTGGCAACATCCGCGTGAATGAGCATGCTGTGTTTCAAGTCGCGGATTTGCGAGGTGTTGTCGGCGGCATCATTCGCCTGAATCATTTTCTCCAACTGAAGGCGGTCCAAGCTGTTCATTTTTTCAAGTATGTGAATTATGATAATATAATAATACTGTCAATGCTACGATTTTAAATGCTTTTTAAAAAATATAGTTATATTGCATATAGCAAATTACAAATACATAAGCTTAATTAATCATGTCGAGTCCAAATCCATACGGACATGTGGTCATGAAACCGGATGTGGTCGCCCCCACCATCAACTCAGCAATGCCTGCCTCCGTTTCCACCACAACTGGCGGAAGCGTGATTGCTGCATCTCAACAACGAAGCGCAGCGCACAATGCATTGGTGCTGCAACAATCTGGACGAAAGATTGGTGGTTCTAAGCGAAGCGACCATAAAAAGCGAAGCAACCATAAAAAGCAGTCTAAGCGGTCTAAGCGAAGCGACCATAAAAAGCGGTCTAAGCGAAGCAACCGGTCTAAGCGAAGCGACCATAAAAAGCGGTCTAAGCGAAGCAACCATAAAAAGCGGTCTAAGCGGTCTAAGCGCGGTGGCGAGAACCCAACTCCTACGCCATCCAGCAAACCGTCGGTTGCACCCGTTCCGCAGTTCTCCGGCGCCCACAATGCCGCAGTAAACAATAACAGCATTGCTGGCAATCACTTGTTGATGAAAGCCGGGTCGCAATCAGTGTTTGACAATACACATGCAACTCCATCCACCACTGTTTTAAATGCATAGAATGCAATAAATCCAAATGCAAAATAAAATTATATTTGGGTTTTATAGTGATACAAATTGATACAAATCAAATGTCAACAACCATCGATGACACGATAAAGGCAACAGCAACAGCAGTTCCCAACGAGTTTGGTTCGGACCCGCCGTCCAAGGTTGCAACCTACATACAAATGCTGTTGATCATTGCGTATTACGTCGGCCTGAATCTCGCCATATTTGCACTCATATACATTAAGGGCGTGAAAGACAATTGGCCGTTATTCAAGTGCAGTCCCATTTACATGATGACCGCCTCATTTTTCGGATTCGACACCGAAACCAACTTTCAACAATGCATCCAAACCATGCAGACTGGATACATGAGCGTTTTGATGCAACCCGCAAATTACATAATGTCGGTCACCACCGGCGCGATTGGAGGCCTGACGGATGGGTTGAATGACGTCCGCGATTTCATGAACAATTTTAGAGTGAATTTGACCGGAAGCATTCAAAACATTTTTGGCGTGTTCCTCAACATGCTGACCCAGATCCAGGTCATGGTCATCAAAATCAAGGACATGATGTCCAAAAACATCGGCATCATGACCACCCTCATGTACACCATGGACACCAGCGTGCAAACCATGGAAAACACGTGGTCCGGCCCCATTGGAAAAGTGGTGCGCGCACTGTGATTAAGGCAAGTTCATACCCCCCCACCACGGGGGTTGTTTTGCAAAACGCTCCAAAAACAAATAATGATGAATAATAATAAGGGAGGATTATTATTCATTTTATCCATGAGCCAAACCAAAAATGCTGACGTCAATTTGGGGGACGTGTCGTGGTTCAAATTCATGTATAAAAACAAAGTGCACGATGATTTCATGAGCTGCATTGCATGGTCCACAATTCTGCTTTTTGCATACGCTTGCGGATATGCTTATTTGAAAATACGCGCAAATGCGCAAACGATACGAACCAATTGGATTGAATACCGCTGCAATCCGGCATACATGATGTTTGCCGGAAACGTCATGAAACCGAACGGCACATTCAAGGAACAAATGCAGTTCGCCGAGACCAATTTTCAATACTGTGTGCAAAATGAATTGAAATCCATATCGTCCGTGTTCATGGACCCGATCCATTACACCCAATCCATTGCAATCAATACTTTGCACGGCATTGCAAATGCGCTGAATGACATTCGCATTTTGATCAACAACATCAGAGATGCGGTGTCGTCCATTGTGTCGGACATCATGAGCCGCGGACTCAATGTCATGCAGCCCATCATTGGGATGTTCTTGAAGATGCGGGACACAATGGGAAAGGTGCAGGGCATTATGACCGCTTCATTGTACACCGTGCTTGGAATCTACGACACGCTGCAATCCGGGCTTCGTTCCACGTTTGAAGTCATTGTCATCATTTTAATTGCAATGGGCGCCGTCATCATTGCCCTCTGGGTTGCGGTCGCCATTGCCATTGCGTTCGGCCCATTCGGCATTCCCTTTGTCATCGCGTCCACTGCCTCCGCAACAGTCATGACCGCGATTTACATTGGGATCGCAGTTCCCTTGGGCATCATTGCGCATTTTTTGGCGGAAACCATGCACATCCACGGCCTGTCATTGGTTCCTGACCCGCCCTCCAAATGAGATGTTGAGATGTTGTTGAGTTTAGGAAAATGATTCCAATAAAAAATATTTTTATTATATATAATCTTGATTTCAAACCAACCATTGCATTTCAATATGGAATTAAAGGTTCTTGGATACAGTGCTCGTCTTGAGCTTGTCGTTCTCTTTGTTGTCATCGGCATTGTTTTAGGAACCCATTTGTTCTGCAGCTGCACTTCGTTCTCGGTTGGAGGCATGCCGACCGACGTTGGAACTGCGATTAAGGAAGCCTTCACCCAACAAAACGTCATGCTGGGGTCCGACGATTACGGCGCTGCCATAAACTACAGCATGGATGCTGGCCTCCCCATCACCAACTGGGAGAACGCCGCGCGCAACTATGCCAAGCAAATCGGCAACCAAGACAACACCAAGTCGGGACAGTTCTACAAGGGCGGCCCCATTCCTCTTCCCCCCGGTGAACTGTTGATTTTCGCCAACAACGAGGTCAAGCCCGAGTGCTGCCCGAGCTACTACTCGTCCAGCACCGGGTGCGTGTGCACCAGCCAAAAGCAGTGGGACTATTTGAACGAGCGCGGCGGAAACCGCACTTTCAGCACCGAGTTTTAAGAATTTTTTTATGTGAAATATTATATGTTGCAATTGCATAAACAACATATAAGGTGAAAATGAATCCAAGTGTCGAACCCTCTTTTTCTTTTTCTTCTGCTCCTGCTCCCAAAATTGCTCCCGTCGTGGTTGCGGGGGCCGTGTTTATTGGACGCGCAGTTGCGGGAGGTGTCATCGGCGGCGCCGCAAGCTGGGGTGCCAATCGAATTCTTGACAATCGTTTTCCTTCTAAAAGATGAAAAAAATAAAAAAATTCATCATTCTTTCATCAAAATTAATACTGCGCTTATTATATAACCAGAATAAGCACAATATGAACACCCCGTCAGCAACCGCATCAGCCGCATCGGCATCGGTTTCCATGTTGTGCACTCCTGCGCTCGTGTATCTCGTAATTTCTTTTGTAGCACTCGTGGTTTCGTGGGTACAAAACAGCCAAAACACGAACGTGTATTGTGCCGGCCATGTTTCATGCCCAGTTCAAAACACGACGTATGTTTTCGTTCTGAAAATCTTGTGGTTCCTGTTTTGGACGTGGATTTTGAATGTGCTGTGCACCAAGGGGTACACAACGGTCGCATGGGTGCTTGTGGCCATCCCGTTCATGGTTTTTTTCACCCTCATGTTTGGTTTAGCAAATGCAATGGCATCGGGATCCAAGTCGATGCCCGCACCCACTCAAGTTTCTCCCAACTCTTCTTACACTGTGGGAATCTCGGGAACCACTGCGTACAATGGAAAAGCAGCCAGAAAGATGAGCCCTGACACCAGTGGCACTGTTCTTGGACCCAATGAATACGTGTATGGAAACAAGGCCGACAAGATTGGATTTTATCCGAACGAAACCAACACCCAGTACTCCAGTTATTCCAGCTATGACGCCAACTTGGACAACCGTGCCAAGTTTTTGGACCGAGAGTCCAAGGGGCTTGTTCAGCCACAGCAACCGCAACAGCAACCGCAACAGTAAACGCATGTGAATTAAATCATCGATTGATTGATTTAATTTGATTTAATTTGATTTCTCTTAATGCTTCTTGCTCTTGTTGCTCTTGTTGCTCTTGTTGCTCTTGTTGCTCTTCTTGCCTTTCTTGCCTTTCTTGCCTTTCTTATGCTTATTTGTGCGGCTCTTTCCTCCATTTGGAGGGACGAACGGAGACACATGGCTATTCAATAAACCCAATATTGAAGATGGAACCAACCTTTCTGGGTCTAATTCTGTGCGCCGTCTTTCGTTTGCAAGTTGTTCATTGCACCAATCAACAATTGGATTGGCATGTGCGGCGAGCAATTTTTCTAATTCATAAACAACGCGCCGGTCCAGATCTGCATCGGGCCCATTTTCGGCTTCACGTGCATCTCTGTAGGCTATGAGTTTTTCCACAGTGCTTTTGCCAGTGTTGCTCATTGTTGGCAATCTTTATATAAATGATTGATAAAAAATAATTTTATAATTTTTCTATTGTTTACTTACAATTTGAAACGCTCTACAAATACAGGTTCATGTGTGGACGATCGGAATCATTCTTCTTAATGAGCTTGTCCACCACATCCTGGCTGACGGTGTACGGAAACGACACCTCCAATGACTTTTCCTTTTCTTCAAACAGCTGCGTGCCGGGGCGCATGAGCCGATGCAGGTTCAACTTCGTGTAAACGGTTTCCAGGCAGCGCTTCAAATTGCGCACGCCCGCCTCCTTCATCGTGTGATGTTCCACAATGTATTCCACAACGGCGTCGGGAATGACAATGTCGCCCTCTGCAAACGCAACCTCGGCGCGAATGCGCGGAATCAAGTGATGCTGCGCGATGAACGTCTTGTCCTTCGTGCTGTATCCAGTCGTCTTGATTTTGTACATGCGGTCCAACAGCACCGGATTGACGCGGCTTTCGTCGTTGTAGCTGAAGATGAAGAGGCACTTGCTCAAGTCAAAGCCCACCTCCGAAAAGTACTTGTCATGAAACTCCGAATTCTGCGACGTGTCGGTCAAGTGCGTCAAAATTCCAACGATTTCCTCACCCTTGGACGTCTCGCTGATTTTGTCGAGCTCGTCAAAGTAAATGACGGGGTTGCTGGACTTGCATCGAATCAGAATGTCCACGATTTTGCCCCACACGCTGCCTTCGTATGTGTAGGAATGTCCCTCTAAGAAGCTGCTGTCAGTTGCACCACCCAGCGCAATGAACGCAAAGTCGCGCCCCAGAATCTTGCTGATGCCTTCTTTCACGAGCGACGTCTTTCCCGTGCCGGGAGGGCCGTGAATGGCAACCGCCGTGCCAATTGCCGCCGGGTTTGCAATCCACTGCCCCACCATCTGCATGATTTGCATTTTGGCGTCGTTCAAGCCATACACTGCAGTGTCCAGCCGGGTTTTGGCATCGGTCATGAACTCATGGCATTTGTCCACGCCGTCAGCAATCGTGATTGGAAGGTTTTTGTGCTTGTTGAAGGGAATCTGCATGAACGCATCCACCCAGTTCTTCAGTTTGCAGTATTCGCCGCAGCCGGGCTCCATGTATTGCAACATGCCAACCTTGCGCAGAGCGACTGCCTTCATGTCGCGCGGAATGTCGGATTCCAACAGGGTCAGCTTGTATGGTTTTTCAATCGCGGTGACTTTGGCAACTTCGATCAACTCTTCAATCAGCGCACGTTGCTGCTTGATGGTAAGGCGTTTCTTGAAATAATCCAAGTCGTTGGTGGAACTCTTCCTGCGGAGCAGTTTGCGAAACTTCTTCGAATTCTTGCGCTTGCGCATGTGGGTCAGCTCTTCCAGCTCATTCTTTATTTTTTCTTCGGAATCTTTCAGACTTCTCAGTTGTTTTGCAATGATGCGGTTTGTTTTGTCCTTGGCCAGCATCTCTTCATATGTTGCACGCAACGGTTGCATCATGGCAATCTCATCCATGCACCTTTTCTGCTTTTCGTCCAACTCGGGTTCGTCCTCGCTTTCCGATGACGTTGACGAATAATAACTGTCATCATCGTAAAATTCATCGTCGTCCTCGTCAAAGTATTCGTCGTCTTCATCGTAGCTGCTGCTGTCATCACCACTACTATCTCCCGGCACGTAATCCTCGTCGTCGCTGTCATCATCATGCAGATCACATTCATCTTCGTGGACGATGTTGGTGGATTTTTTCTTTCTGCCAAAATCAAGGCGCCTAGAAATGTCGGCGTCAGAGGATTGAATTTCATCCGCGCGCGTTTGCGTTTGCGTTTGCGTTTGTTGAAGTTTTCCCTTGGGTTCAACGTGTATGATGATGTTGAAGTTTTGCTTCTGTTTTCGTTTGGAGTCAGCGACCACTGCTGGTTTTTTGGGAGCCTTGGGGGGCGTCAAACTGGATGAGCGCGCAGAGGGGGGCGTGGTCGGTGGTTCTGCAAATGCATTTTCAATGATCGCTTGAGCAATAGCGTCATCTGCCGGTGATGCATTTGTTTTTGTTTTTGTTTTTGCATTTGTGTTTGTTGGGTTTGTGGTCGATTTCACTTTTGTGTTTGTGTTTGCTGCTGCTGCTGCTGCTGCTCCTCCCCCTCCTGCTGCTCCTGCTCCTGTGCTGGATTTTGAAGTTGAAGATGATTCAAGCGCCTTGACTTTTTCGGACATGTAGGTCGAAGGAAACAAATCAGACAACAACCGATTCACTTCCAATCGGTCGTATTCATTCTTACGGTTTTTTGATGCCAACTTTGGAGTTGGAATGTCCACAGCCGCGGATGCAGAGGGTGCTACATTTTCATCCATTTCACCATCATTGTCGGTCGCATCACTGTCCGGCGATGGTGGCTGAGGTGCATTGGGGTCAGACCCATTCTTTTTGCAAACACGTGCAGCGTCTTCTTGCTTCTTTGATTTCGTCGTTTTCTTCTTGGGAACCGTTGAAATGTTGATAGGCATATTTGATTCCGGTTGATGATCTCTCTGATTCAATTCAATGCATTGTGTTTATATTTTATTTTCATGTTCAATTTTTTTGTTAATTCATCATCCACAATGCATCAATGCATCATCCACAATGCATCATTTTAATAAAAATTGATTTCAAAAACAATCTAAATATTATTTAGTAAGTATAAGGAGGATTCAATCATTTTCAACAACACGCAAACACACTGATTATTACAATATGGCAGCATCATCCAAACATCGTGTGTCAAAAATTGTCGGCATTCAGTTTAGCATGCTGTCGCCCGAAGAAATCAGAAAAGGAGCAGTAACTGAAATCACGAGTCGCGACACGTATGTGGGAAACAAACCCGTCATTGGCGGCTTGTTCTGTCCCTACATGGGCGTTTCGGAACCCGGCATGCTTTGCCCAACCGATGGACTGGATTACATGAACACGCCCGGCTATTTTGGACGGATCGAATTGGCCGCGCCGGTGTTTTATTACCAACATTTGGCAACTGTCCATAAAATTCTGCGATCCGTGTGCATCAAGTGCAGCAAGCTCCTCATTGACAAAGACGCGCACAAACAGGCACTGAAAATGTTGCCCGATGAGCGCTGGTCCTATGTATTCGGCGTGGCCAGCAAAGTCAAGCGCTGTGGCGACGACAACGAAAACGGCTGCGGATGTCTCATGCCCAAGAAAATCCGAAAAGAAAATTTGGCCACGCTCATTGCCGAATGGGAAAGCGACGGCATCAAAGGCATGTCGGAAGAGGACGCCAAAAAAATGAACATGCAATTGACGCCCGAAATTGTTCTCAAAATCTTCCGCAGAATCAGCGACGACGACATCTCGTTCATGGGCTTCAGCCCGACATTTTCCCGCCCCGACTGGATGATTTGCCAGGTGCTGGCGGTTCCTCCTCCCGCAGTGCGCCCCTCGATCAAAATGGACGGCCAGCAGCGCAGCGAGGACGATTTGACTCACATCATCGTCAACATTGTCAAGGCAAACAAGACGCTCCAAGAAAAAATCCGAGACGGCGCGCAGGCCAACATCATCGCCGACTGGCACACGGTCCTGCAGTATTACTGCGCCACGCTCGTCGACAACAACATTCCGGGTGCGGCGCCGGTGGCTCAACGCTCCGGACGCCCGCTCAAGTCCATCAAGGAGCGCTTGAATGGCAAGGGCGGCCGCGTGCGCGGCAACCTCATGGGCAAGCGCGTCGACTTCTCCGCGCGCTCGGTAATAACACCCGACCCCAATCTGTCCATTCGAGAGCTCGGGGTTCCGCTCAAAATTGCGAAGAACATCACGAAACCGGTGGTGGTGAACGACATGAACGTCCGCTTTTTGACCAAGCTGGTGCGCAATGGTCCGGACGAGTACCCCGGCGCGAAGATTCTGGAGCGCAAAGGCGGCGAAAACATTTCGCTGCGATACGCGGACCGCGACAACATTGTCCTCTACAATGGCGACATTGTGCACCGCCACATGATGGACGGCGACGGCGTCCTCTTCAACCGTCAGCCCACGCTGCACCGCATGAGCATGATGTGCCACATCGCCCGCATCATGCGCCAGGGCGACACGTTTCGCATGAATGTCGGCGACACCAAGCCCTACAATGCCGATTTTGACGGTGATGAAATGAACATGCACATGCCGCAGGACGAGGAGGCGGAAGCGGAGCTGAAGAACCTGGCAGCCGTCCCGTATCAAATCATCAGCCCGGCGAAAAATCAGTCCATCATCGGCATTTTCCAGGACTCGCTGCTCGGTTCATACCGTTTGACCCGCCCGGGGGTGTCGTTCACGCCGCGCGATGCCATGAACCTCTTGATGGCATATAACGGCATCAATGAAGGGCTGTTTGCGACGCGCGCCGAACGCATCACCAGTTTCCAAATTCTGTCGCAGATCATGCCGTCAATCACCATGAAATACAAGACCAAGGGCTTCGGCGAAAACGACGACTTTGCAACATCGCCGGGCGTGTTTGAGATGGTCGACGGCAAGTACTTGCGCGGGCAGCTGGACAAGGACGTGCTTGGCGGAGGCAGCAACGGCCTCATCACGCGCACCTGCAACGACTTCGGCAACATGGCGGCGTCCGACTTCATCGACAACCTGCAGAACATCGTCACGGAGTACATGAAGGGCAGCGCTTACAGTGTCGGCATCAGCGACCTCATCGCCGACCGCTCGACCAACGAGCAAATCACGCAGTCCATCACGTCCAAAAAGAAGGAAGTGAAGAACCTCATTGACCAGACGTATCTCGGCATCTTCGAGAACGCGACGGGCAACACCAACGAAGACGAGTTTGAATTCCAGGTCACCAACATTTTGAACAAGGCGACCAATGATTCGGGCAAAATCGGGCTGAAGAGTTTGAGCAAAGACAACCGCTTCGTCACCATGGTCAAGGCCGGCTCCAAGGGCAGCGACTTGAACATTTCGCAGATGATTGCGTGCCTCGGGCAGCAGCTCATTGACGGCAAGCGCATCCCCTACGGGTTTGAGAACCGCACGCTGCCGCACTTCACGAAATACGACGACTCCCCCGGGGCGCGCGGCTTCGTGGAGAACTCCTTCATCTCAGGACTCACGCCGGAGGAGCTCTTCTTCCACGCGATGGGTGGTCGCGTGGGTCTCATCGACACCGCCGTTAAGACCAGTTCCACTGGTTACATCCAGCGCCGACTCATCAAGGGCATGGAGGATTTGAAGATCGAGTACGACATGACGGTGCGCAACAACAAGGGCCGCGTCATTCAGTTCAGCTACGGCGAAGATGGCATCGACCCCGTCAAAGTGGAGAGCCAGGTTGTCCCCCTGGTGAACATGGGCCTGGACGAGATTTACGCGCACTACCACATGCCGAGCAGCGACTCGAAGGACGTGGTGTTCACGGCGGCGTTCACCAAGGGCGTCATTTCGCGCATGAAGAAGCAGAAGGCCGAGAACGATGCCAAATGCAAGCACTGGATTGACTTCATGATTGAACAGCGCGAGGAAATCATCCGAACCGTGTTTCGCAACAAGAACAACGACCGCGTGTATCTGCCCGTGGCATTCGCCCACACGATCAACAATGTCAAGGGCCTGCAGCAAATCAACAACAACTCGATTGTGGACATCACGCCATTCGAAGCATTCGCGATGATTGAGGCGGCCTACAAGCGCCTGGAAAGCATGCACTACTGCGCGCCCACTCAGCTCTTCAAGGTCATGTTCTTCTACTACTTGTCGCCGAAGGACTTGCTCATGGTCAAGCGCTTCAACAAGAAGGCGCTGACCGTGCTGCTGGAAATGATCGTGCTGAAATACAAGAACTCGCTCATTGCGCCGGGTGAAATGGTGGGCATGATCAGCGCCCAGAGCATTGGTGAGCCGACCACGCAGTTGACGCTCAACAGTGTATCATACGACACCCGTGTAATATTGCGAATTGACGGGCAAATCAAAGTCTGGCAAATCGGAGAATATATTGACCAATACATTGAAAAGGCGGAACGCATGGAAGAACATCCAAATGACACAAAGCTTGGATACATCAATGCGAATGAAGATGTGTTCATTCCATCAGTTGATGCATTCGGCATCACGAGTTGGAAACGCGTTGAAGCAGTCACGCGCCACCCAGTTGTGAATGCGGATGGAACAAATACTGTGCTACGAGTCACGACCGAAGATGGGAGACAGGTCATTGCAACAAAGGCAAAATCATTCTTGTCCATTGATGCCAAAAACCAATTGGCTGCAACGAATGGGTCAGACCTCAAGGTTGGAGATTACATTCCGATCAACCAGAGGGCGTTTGAAATGCCAGAAAATGATTCGTTTGATGTGTCTATCATTTTGAAAAAATCAGAGTATTCATTCGGGAGTGAAATAATGAAGGCATTGTCGTATTCTCATGAACGAAACTGGTGGGCAAATCATGCCAACATTGATTTCGCGGTGCCTTATGCAAGAAGCGACTCATTGCTTGAAGCAACAAATAGAAAATGTCGCAAAGGTGCAAATACAAAACAATCATTTGAGACAGGCATTGTGTATTCGAAACACAAAGGAAAACAAACAAGAATTCCGGAAAAAATACCATACGATTTTGAGTTCGGCTATTTGATTGGGGCATATTGCGCAGAAGGATGCATCACAAAAACACAAATCTCAATTTCAAACAACGATGCGAGGTTCTTTGAACCCATCAATGCATTGATGCTTCGTTGGGGCATCACCACGAAGTATTACGTTGTTTCAAACAAAAATGGTCAAGAAGGATGGACCTCATCTGATTTGAGAATTTATTCAAAACTGCTGACTGAAATATTGAATTCACTGTGCGGAAAAGGTTCTGACAACAAATTCATTCATCCCGAACTCTTGAATGGGAACAAAGAATTCATGCGCGGTGTGTTGAGTGGTTATTTCGGTGGAGATGGGGCAATTGACAAAAAAACAAAATACATTAGTGCATATAGTGTTTCCAGAAAATTACTTGAAAATATTCAAAGCATGTTGGGGTTTGGATTTGGAATTTACAGCAAAATATCCAAGCCAACCAAATGTGAAACAAACAATCGTGGCAGCAAAAACATATTGCAAGGATACACCATTTGCATCAAATCGGATGGTGCTGTCAAATTTGCAAATGAAATGCGCTTGTTCATTGATTACAAACAGGCCCGATTGGATGAAATTGCAAAGGCATCTAAATCATCAGAAGTGAATGATGTCATTCCCACATTTGTGCACAACGGAAAAGTGCACACAAACATGAATCGCAAAAAACTGGCCGCAATCATTGGAACCAACCCATTTCCCGACATTCGCTTTGACAAAATTGTCAGCATTGAAGAAATTCCAAACCCAACCGAATGGATGTATGATTTCACAGTTGAAGAAACGCGCACATTTGTCATTGAAAACGGCATGGGTTGTTATGATACATTTCACACAGCGGGCAGCGGTGTTGCCATGAAGGCGAACGTCACGCGCGGTGTGCCCCGCATTGAGGAGCTGCTGTCCATCACCGAAAACCCGAAGAACTCGTCGTTGACCATCTGCCTGAAGAAGGACGAGGAGACCGACTGCGAGCGCGCCAAGGAGCTCATTGCGCAAATCGAGTTGACGCAGCTCAGCGAGCTGGTGGAAAACGTGTCCATCTGCTTTGACCCCGACGACTTGAACACGATGATCCAGGAGGACCGCAGCACGATGTTGCAGTATTATGAGTATCAGCGCATATTGAACGAGTGCGCGGGAATAGATGTACCGGAGGCCGAAGCCGATGACTCGGCGCGCTCCAAGTGGATCATCCGCATGGTCATGAGCCGCGAGGCCATGTTGGACAAGCGCATCACCATGGACGACGTGCACTTTGCGATCAAGAACAGCCACGGCGACGACGTCAGCTGCATTTACGCCGACTACAACGCCGACAAGCTCGTGTTCCGCCTGCGCATGAACAACATCAACGGCAAGAAGCCGCTCAAGCCGAAGGAGAACCCGCTCGACCAGTCCGACAAGATTTACTTGCTGAAGGCGTTCCAAGACCAGCTGCTCAACAACATTGTGCTGCGCGGCCTGAAAAACATCAGCAAGGTCACGCTGCGCAAGCTCATGGACACGCTGCACAAGGAGGACGGCGCGTACGTGAAGAAGGAGACGTGGGTTCTAGACACAAAGGGGACCAACTTGATGGACGTGCTGGCGCTGGACTACATTGACGTGAATCGCACAATCAGCGACGACATTCAGGAGATTCACAGCGTGCTGGGCATTGAGGCCGCGCGCGAAGCGCTCCTGTCGGAGATGACCGGCGTGTTTGAGAACGACGGCACCTACATCAACTACCACCACCTGAGCCTGCTGTGCGACCGCATGACGGCGAGCTCACACATGGTGTCCATTTTCCGGCACGGCATTAATAATGACAACATTGGCCCCATTGCCAAGGCGTCGTTTGAGGAGACACCGGAGATGTTCTTGAAGGCCGCGCGCCATGCGGAGCTGGACCAAATGCGCGGCATTTCAGCGAATGTCATGTGCGGTCAGGAGGGGTATTACGGCACCAGCAGCTTCCAGGTCATGCTCGACCTGCCACAAATGATTGCCAAGATGGAGGACATCGCGTTTCAGGCACAAGATGCGCAGGCTGAGATTGCGGAAGCGATGGGAGCCGCCGCCATGGACACGAGCGCGTGCGCGTTTGAGAAGCTGACCATTGAATCGAATGTGGGCAGCATCCAGAAGGTGGACCTGGGCCATGTCGCGGACAATTACAACGTCGGATTCTAATGACAATGACAATGCCTATAGTTCTGTGAAAATGTTTTACAAAATTTAAAATGATTTAGCATAGCATAAAATATTTTTTTATGCTCAATTATATATAAAACCAAATACACAACATGAATCACAATTTTGTAAATTTGGCACAACAGCCAGTCAAACGAATTATTTCAAGATTAGTCACTGAAGCTAGTTGGATTTTCACAGTATACGATGAACGTGATTATCGAAACCTAGAAACCGTGTTTGAACGATTGAATCAGGCACAGTTGAATGCCGAAAATGCTGAAGACTTGAGAGAATTCATTGATTATGGAATTGGTATGATTGCTCGCCGGTATGACCTTGGCCAGACAATTCATCCAGGAACAATGAACATCCTGATTATGGCGATTCAAGCGTTCAACCGAGCAAACGGTTTTCCTTATCAGTTTGGCGTTGAATTCATAGGAAACATCTCACCTCAAACACAGGATTTCATGACTGAAATCGTTCAGCCAATGACGCAAAATCTGCAACTGTTGGCACTGCATCATGCAGACTGGATAAATCCACTTTTTGTGGAACGTGAAGCTGCCAGGCGAGCACGCGAAGAAGCCCCCGGTGCAGAAACGCGCATTGTGCGAACGCTGGCCGAATTCAGAGCCATGGGCGATGCAATGGAATCAGAGTGTCCAATTTGCATGGGAGAATTTATTGAAGTTGAACGACCGGAAGATCCAAAGTCAAAAAGAATGAGAAGGTCTCCCGTTTTTATGCCAGTGGTTTTTCACAAAGACGAAAAAGGGAAATGGTTTCATCCTATGCACACTGCATGCATAACCGATGTAAATAAGGATGAATGTCCCATGTGTCGTGTCAAAGTCATATGGCCCAAAATGATGCTCTCCCCAAAAACTCGGCGACGCCCAAACAGCGAGCCAACGCCTGGTCGCAGTGTCAGGCGCAGCCCTGGACGTAGTGTTAAGCGCAGCCCTAGAAGCTCTAAACGCAGTCCTGGTCGCAGCCCCAAACGCAGCGTGAAGAGAAGAAGCGCAGATTTTTAATATGTAGGTAATCATATACATGGATTTTTTGACCATAGTGTTTGAAGACACCACTGAAATTGAATTGCTAAAACTGCAAGCAATTAGTTTCAAGTATGTTCAGACAGACAACATTGGGACAATACACATTTTTTACAATGACACAGGCCTATCCAAAATTGAGCACATTCGAGAATATTATCCCGCAGAAATGCGTTCAAAGGTTTCCATTGTGTATCGAGATTCCATAATGAAGTGCAACAAATCAAGCTGGTTTAACCAACAGTATTTTAAATTGTTTTTTTGCAACTACGTCCAGGCGGACCATTGCATTGTGCTGGACAGCAAAAATCATTTCATACGAGATGTCGGTTTGGATGATTTTTTTTGCAATGGCAAACCCAAGCTGTATTTGAATAATCCAGGGACCATGATTCGGTTCTACATTGGGTGCTTGGCATACTTCGATGTCAATGATCCATTTCATTGCGAGCATGACAACGATTTCAATCCAACCGGCAACAACATGCCATTGACAACTACGCCATTCATCTTCATAACAAGCCAGGTTTGCAATTTGATAAAATTCATTGAAACAAAGGAAAGCAAATCATTGTATGACTTCTTCACGAATAAAGGAAACACTGTGACTGAATTTTATTTATACACGGCTTACTTGATTTTTTCAAACAATTTGGACAAACATGCAATGGTGCAAAAAGACAATGTTGTAACCATATTCAATGACCCAACCGCTGCTTTCAACACGTTTGAAAAAAAGAAAATAGCAATTACAAATGCAAAGGTTAAAATTTTTGGACTGCATCGGATTGCCGTGAAAAAAATGGACAATGATTATAAACAAAATCTACTGAAATTGTATGCACAGTTTTTTGATGACACCACGTGTTGCATGATTGAGTCAATTCTTTATGCACAATGAATGAATAATGAAACCGAACCCATAATTTTAATATAGTCATATTTTATACAATTATCAATATGAACAAATTGGAAAAACAAATTGATAAACACATTGTTTCTTGTGCAATTGGAATGGGATGTAATGAAGCCGAATTAATGCGTTTGGTATCCGAATATGGAAATATATGTCATCATCCCTACAAATTATTTTCGAATACAAAAACCCCGCATGCTTTGGAAGATCATGAAAAACAAATAGCATTGAACCTAGTAGAAAAAGTGAATAATGTCATTCTCCAATAAAGAGGTATTTACAGTGAATTGGGTTCGCGTGGACGCATTTTCAAAAATAGGAAACATAAGCCAACAATGCCAATGCCAATGACAACAACGCCAATGACAACAACGCCAATGACAACAACGCCAATGACAACAACGCCAATGACAACAACGCCAATGACAACAACAACAACGCCAATAACACCAATAACAACAACAACGCCAAGAACGCCAAGAACCAAACGTCGCAGTCATTGCAACGTGATGGGAGGCAAACGTGGAACCAAAACCAAACGACGACGACGACGACGAAATTGATGCAATAACGCAATTATAATTGTTTATGTGTTTCATTGCACACACATAAACAGACTCGTTCGGGATCAATCCAATTCAAAAATGTCAGATGTTAAATTTGAATTGCCAGTGCACAAAACCGGAAGAGAACAATAGAAAATGTCTTTGTCACGCAAATATTCATTAAAATTCCAATCAGTTTCTCGTTTGAAACCTTTATTGTCGAAATGTTCGACCAAATTGATTGCTCCCTGCAACGTTACCACGTATGCAAGAGAACATGGATTTAGCTGATTTCGCAGCTTGCACACATGGCTATTTGTTTTGCTTTTACCTATTATTGCATAATCGTCGTTTTGTGTCCGAGTTAAATCGTATGGCACAAAATGACTGTATCTAGCATGTTTGTGCAAACCAATGTTCACCATTTCTGCGTCGCTTGGAAAATGGTTCATCAACCCTTCGAAATGCATTTGAAAATCGGGTCTAAACTTAACATCATCTTGGCAGACCATGGCATAATTGTACTTGCGTTTTACAATTTCTTTCAAAATGTAATAATGGCCCAGTTGGTTGCACAACACATTGTTGTAAAATTTTTTATTCAAATAACCACATTTCAAAAACATGTTTGATTCTTCTTTGGTGGGAACATACGTTTTACCATCGAGCGCATTAAATCGTTCTATTTTGTTCAAAGGCATTTGTGCATCTTTTGAACAAGTTTCATTGAAATGCACGTCTCGGTCTTTCCTTCGTTCCAAATTGATGTAAAATATTTTGTCTATTTTGTCCATGGAATGCGCAACTTCGCTATATAATAGATATAGTATGATTCAATATTTTAATATCCTCGTTTATTTGAATCACGTGAATGTGGCTCACTCATCTCCTGCATCGTCCTGTGCTGCATCGTCCTGTGCATCTCCTTTTTCCACCGCCTTCAACCCAATGCGTTTTTTCACAACGGGAACGTATGCAGCAATGAAATCGGCAACCGACACAACACCCGCCGCCAGTTGGCTCCGGATTTGTTCCACAAATGCATCATCCGTGCACTGATTGAGAGAGAATTTCATTTCATTTCGACTCGTGCGAACAATGCTGTAAGAAATGGGAACGTCGCGCGCGCGTCCGCTCGAGGCCACGTAATAAAATGCGTCGGTTTCGCTTTTTCCGTAAAGAACGAGTGCTGTGCGCTCGTTTTCAATCAACGGGTGTTTGATTTGCGACGCAATCAAAACAATCGGCACGCCGAAATGCTGCGCCAAAATCCACAGGTCCAAGTGCGTCATGTAGTGGAACGAATTCATAATGAAATCTTGCGAATTGGCGACCAGCGTGCTGCGATTGGCCGTCAGGTGTTTGTAGTAATTCATCATTTGAATTTTGTGCGTGCGCATGAGCTCCGCGTATTTGGAAACCAAGATTAACTTCAAATCATCCACGTCCATGTCTGCGTACTCCGCACTTTCTTCTTTCATGATGGAAGCAAACGCGCCAAACGTGCACTTTCCAATCGCATCCTCAAATGCAAGCAGTTGCATTGTTTTAGGGAAATAATGCACCACGGCTCCGGCCAACGGTTTTATGGAAATCGGCATGCAAACCCCGCCAGAAATGGCAACCGTATCCCGTCCCTTACCAGGTTCTGGAGAAGGCGACGGACCTTGCTCAACATAGTTGTTGGAAGGAACCTCGCCCGGATTCAGTTGGGGGTTTGCGGTTTCAAAGGTGTTGTATCGAGCAAACTGGTTCATTCTTCCCGCCGCAATGGGGTCCAGATGATCGAAGTAGGGTTCCAGCTGTGACTGCAGCAGAATGAGTTCATCCTCTCGCTCGTCGTATTTGACCGGCGCCAACGTTGTCAGCGCAGATGAATGCGACAGAATGAATCGCCGAATTCGCGTGTATCGCAGCAATTCGTCCGCCAGTTTCCCGTAATAAAATGTGCGATTGTCCATTCGCGGATTGATCAAGTTTTTCTGCGGCAAAATGATCCGGCAATCGGGGGATTCGGGAACAACCACGCGCATGCACGTGTTCGGTCCGTATTCAATGCGATTTTCGGCTGAAATGCACTGCGTGAATTTAACAGATTCGGTTTTGAACTCGTGGCTCGAAATGTACTTCTCCAGCACGGCGCCCTGCATGCTTGCAAACTGGATGAATGCGTCGCCCATCTCTCGGCAAATTCGCATGATTTCGCGGATTTTATGCTCATGCGTGTTGGTCGCATCATTGAACACAATGTCTTCCAGCCGTTTCTTTCGGTCCATGTTCTTTATTTTGCTCACGATGATGCGCATGGAATTGCGAAACAATTCATACATTTTAGTTTCCAATTGGATGCGCTGCACGTATTTCACCCGCGCAGCGTCTTGTTCATACGTGGTTTGCACTTCTGCGTCGGCCTGGTTGGGATTCGTGGTGTCGTATGCAATCAATTCCATTGATTTCACAATCGCTTCCGTGCCAGCCGAAACCGGGATGCTTTTTTTATCTATGTATGGAATGTGATCGCGAATTTCCATGAACTGGTTGGTTTCCGTCATGATTCCGATGAGCATGCCGTCGTCAACGACGTTGATGCGCGGCAGGCACGGGATTCGGGCCTTCGTTTCCTTGCTGACGTACGCCAGAAACCGCACCGTGTCCGAATACGAACTCCAAATGGCCGGGTCGTCCATCATCACCAGATCCATGTCTATTTCCGACACTTTGGGGTCCAGCGGCGACGCAGCCGTCATGACAATTCCCGAATGCTCTCCCCCGGCGTCCCATTTCGAAACTTCCACGCCAATTACTTTGGAGTCGTAATTCAGGACCAACCGGTTGACCGTGAATTTCTCCCTCTGCAAAATGGCAATGGCTTCGTCGGCTGAAATGTTGTATTTAAAATTATACGGTTTCACAACCTTTTGCGGAGCACAGGCCGGCAACACCTGGTTTTTAATCAGCTCGATCATGACCTTCAGATTTTGCATGAGCGTGGGGGCATTCAGGCTGAATGATTTTTTGATGTCGGATTTTTTGGCGTTGTCGTTGTCGGTTATTTGATAGATGGGTTCATAGTAGTTGTATTGTTTGATGAGCATGACAGTTGGCTTGTGTGCGTTGAATTGATTGTTCGAATAGTGGTTCGAGGGGCACACAATGTTCAATGCGTCGCTGTTGTCGTCCTTCGGAATTTCGAGAATGATTAGGTTGAACCCAATGTTGCGTGTGGCTTGTTCCTTGCTTGCACCCTTCTCCTGCGCTTTCTCAAACCGCTGTTGCTGCGTGTTGAATATGGCGGGGTTGAATGTGGTGAAAATGTCCCACATGTACGTGTGGTCAATGATGGAGTCGTCGCTTTCAATGAACCTCCTGAAATTTTCGTATGCGTTAATTGTCTTGCGGATCGCAGCGTCGATTCGTGCCTTGGTTGCACCGCTTTTGCCCTTGGCACTGTTCAACATTTTTTTAACGTATTGGGTGTCCCGATGGTTGGACCCAGTCGCATGCACTTCTTTCTCTTCGCCGGGCGCGGGTTTAAAAGCATCCGTCAGCGTGCCGTTTTGATACGTTAGAAACGAATCCAGTGTGATTCCCTCCAGAATGATTTTTTTCATTTCGGATATGCTTCTGGGGCGGTCGTCTTGCCGCATCGCGGCCATGCACGCAATGAATGACTGGCGTTCGCTGAGACGGGAGGGACGACCCATTATGTCTTGCTCGGACTCTTGTACGCCGTATCGCAACAAACACGGAACATTTTTCTTGAGAGTTTTGTTGGTTTGACTAACCTGGCACGTGCTGTTGTCGTAATTCAAAAACCGTTGCACCGACTGGGGCAAATACCCGCGGCGTCCCATCGGAATCGGAAACTTGTCTGGACCAACAATGTAATCGTCCATCACTTTTTGAGGGGGCGGTGCAGCCGGGGCAGCAACCGAAACTTTTGAAGCAATCGATGGTTGCGCGGATGGTTGCGCGGCGGATGGTTGCACGGATGGCTGCGCGGCGGATGGTTGCTGCCCTTTTGCCACTCGCAGCTTGTCCTCGCACACCTTCAGGTCGCCGAACTTTTGCTGTTTTTTGAAGCAGCAGGGCACGCACAGCCCATCCGGGTGCACGCTCGTGTTCAAAAATCCCGGGTAATGTGGTATGTATCCCTTTGCACCCATGTGTTCTTTGCCGTAATCATTGAATTCAAAGATGTATTTGTCCAGCGTCACCTCTTTGTCTTTTTTGCCAATCACGTGCCGTTCCAACTCTTTGACTTCTTCCTCCGTCATCGGGCGCCGGTCTTTGAAACTCCAGTAGCGAGGGCACATGTAATAGTACTTGCTGTCGGGATCGGACCCGTATTCCAGCGCACCTTTCAACATGTTGCGGTATTTCGGGTCGGCGTTCAAGTCATCAAATTCCTGTTTCGACAACACAACCGGCTGGCGCTTGATGTTGGACTGACAGTTGGTGGAATACGTGTCGTAATCCCCCGATTTTTTCGACAAAAACAGCACGGGTTCGCTCTTCTGCAGTTTGTGTTCGAACGGATTCGGATTTTTCAATGATTGTGGCGCATACGCAGCACTTATTGGGTCAGAGCCAATCGAATCCGAGTCCGAGTCCGAGTCCGAGTCCGACTCCGACCGGGCACGGGCGGCTTTTTTGGGCGCACCGCCGATCAATACCTCCTCTTCCTCTTCCTCGCTTACACCGCTGCTTTCACTCTGCATCAGCGTGTCCATCATGTCGTACACATCCGCTTCTCGGTCCACGCCTTCGTCGTCCGCGCCTTCCGCCTCGCGTTCCAACGCTTGGTCAAACGCAATGCGGTCCTCAAATGAAAGGTCCGCAACAAATGCGGGCACTTCGGCCTCTTTTTCGGGTTCGGCGTTCAAGTCTCCCACTTCGACGACCTTGCGCCGCGTTCGCTTGGAACACAGCGCTCCCAGCACGGACATCGGCACGCGAGTGGTCATTTCGTCCTTGCGTTTTCCGTACATTGCAATCCTCAAAACGGCGTCCAAATACATTTCCAGCAGCCGAATGTAGCGCACGCTGTTTATGTCGCTGATTTCAATGTGCAGCTCCATGTTTTCACGACGCACAATGGTCAAAAACCCGGGCTGTTTCACCCGCGTCCGCACGCGCCGGTGCGCGCCTTCCATCACTTGTTCGGCCGCTTTGTAATCCGCAACCCGCTGCCGGGCGGCTTCCTCGGTTTTCACCAGCCGATTTTTGACAAGGCCGGACACGATGCTGGCCGTGCTGGCATCCTTGCGAATGCGGTCCGCAATGAACGCGTCCGCCCCAATCTGCTCGTCGTAATTGGAAACGCGCTTGTATCGCATGCCGATTTCTCCCTCGGTTTCATCAATGACGGTGAAAATGGCGGACACGCACCCCATGATGTTTTGAAGCCGCAACATCGGCGTGTCTGCCAAGTAGGTGGTGTACCCAATGTCCACAATTTCCACACTGGGAACGGCAATGCTGCAAAACTGTTCGATGCTGTTGCCGCTCGTGCTTTGCAGGAATTCGCGCGCTTCGTGCAGCAGTGGGTTCAGACACTTGCGCAACACGTGGTTCACCGGATTGTCGTAATCATTTTTCGAATTTCCATACGCAATTGCCTTTCGGAAATGCGCTCGGACATGCACGTTGGCTTCCGCATCGAACTCGCACACAATTTCGCACGTGAACCCGTCGTGGTCGCATTCCATGAAGGCTGCAACGCGCCGCCGTTTTCCGATTTCGCCGTCCAGGCGCATGACCTTGGATTTCGACAACGCTGGAACAAGGTCATCCGTTTTGGTCCTCTCCGGCGCGTACATGCGATACACTTTCTCCCGCTGGCCCGCCGGGTTCAATTTGATGAGGGGGGCTTGATGCGTGCTGTGCAGAATTTTGAACAAGCTGTCCAGCGGCATTGCAAACCGCACAATCGGCCGCATGATGAAGTGCACCGACTTAATCCCGCGTTCAATGTACCGCAACTCGGCCGGATTTTGCCGTTCAGCGTACACTCGGTACATGACATCCACCGCCTCGTTGTGCTGAATGAACGCCGCGTCAACCAGCTCCTTGGTGTCGTCCAGCAATTCCTGTTTGCGTTCGGCCAGCTGCTCCCGCGACACAATGCCCTTTTCATGCAAATAAGGATAGTACAATTTTATTATCTCGGCATCGGTTGCCCCGGTCTCCGCGGACAACGTGTCTTCTGCGCAGCACACGTTGATTTGGTTGTCAACCATCATGCCGCAATCCAGCAACACGTCGGCGTTCTTGGTTTTCACCATGTGCGATTTTTTCAACTCCGGATCCATCAAGGGTTCTCCAATGGGGTCGGCGGGCATCGGATAATCGTACTGCAGCGATTGGCCCAGGGGCACTTCCATGCGCAAGCCGTCGCTGCTTTGCACCTTTTGAAAAAAATTGGACAGCTCTTCAACCGTGTAATCCGATTTACCCGAAGATGCGTCAATGCTGGCACACTCTTCTGCCAGTTCCGGGCTTTTCAAATTTTGACACAGCGTGATGAGCCGCCCGCGCGAAATAGGAAACCGGTTCCCGCACGTCAGATACTGCTTTATGCGATCGACCGTCAAAAACGGATGCACGCCTGTGAAAAGGTAGAGCTCGCCGTATGACACAGTTGGCAACTCAAGTAATATTTTTCGCTTAATGGCTTCGATTGTGTCATCCGGGTGTATGCGCTGGTTCGAATATTTAATTCTCTCGTTTGGACTTGATGGCAACGATGACAATCCAAACACGATGGTCTGGTTTTTCCCAATCACGTTGACCCTGTACGTCGGCCGAACATCATCGTCTGCGCTCATTTCAAATGCACGAAAAACAATGCAACTATCACGAATGCAATTATATAATTATTGATATTATATAATGGATGTCAATTGTCATTATATTATTTATGTCGCGCATTGATTATTGTTTCACACAATGGGTTGGGTTGCGTGTGGCCTAAATTCATGACGCATGAAGTTTTATTGATGCCGATTTTTTCGGGTTTTTTTGCGCGGCAACTGCTTGCGTTTTTTGGTTTTGTTGCGCTGAGCCAATGAGCAAATGAATGCACAATCGGGCGCCATTCCAAAGTCGTTGTCTTCGTTGTCCGAGTCGCACTTGCACGGTTGGAATGGCCGTTGGGGTGCCTTCTTTTTGGTTGCGTTGGTTGCGTTGGCCGCGTTGGTCGGAGGCACCAATGAAAATGGTGAAATCAGCAGTTCCTTAATGTGGGGCATTGTATATTATAATATGTGCATTATAATACACATGGTTCGGATTTGTTTATTTCTTTAATCGTGCATTGTTTTATAACAAGTGTCTGCACAAGTTTAATGAAAAGAATTTAAACATTATTCGACGAATTGGTTCATCACGATAAAAATCACGCATCCATGAATCGTCATGTTTCGGACATTCGCATAATTAGCGAAATTAATGGGGTCGCACAGTGGGTTCCGGCCCCACCTGCCTTGGCCGAAGCGTACATGCATTACAAGGCCCGCCCCGTGTATGGGGACGAGGTTCCATTCAATTACAACAACCAGTTTCTCGTTTATCGCGAAGAAAACAACCACTACATGCCGACGCGCATCCAACGATCCGACAACGGATACGTCTACGCAATCATGGATTGTGCCGACGTGAAAGTGTTTTTGCAGGACGCGGAACCGGTGAATTGGTATCCGGCGCGCAATTATCAAATGTGGGCTTTCCGCGATTTCATTTACGACGCGGCGCGTCCCGTGCGCAAGTATTATGCATCCAAGTATTCGTCGCACCTGTTTTTCCAGCGCGGCTCGACGCAAACCGTAACGTACATTGACATCGACGGTCTGCCGCCCAACATCATCTTCTCCGTGTCTCGAAATGACAATGGCAGCGTGTACTTCGAGCGGAATGATGCGCACGCGACTCGTGTCCGCATGTGTGATCACGAGAGCGCGCGCGCCGGGTTTCGTGGGTATTACACCCGAATGACAATGGACCCCGGCATCATCGTGACGCCGCCGCCACAGCCCTCACAGCCAGCCGTTCCGCTCCCGTTGCCACCGGGACTCATTGCACAAAAAACCAACGTGGAAGACGAACAGTGCATCATGTGTTATGAAAACAAAAAGGACATACTGTTCGGTCCGTGCGCGCACAACGTGATGTGCGGGGAGTGTTACGTAAAGCTGATAAAGACGCGGGAGTGTCCGGTGTGCAAACAAGCCGTTGAATCACTGGTGGCGGTTGAACACGTTTGAAGATTCTAGATTTTGAATAACATTCATTCATAATTCATGATGATTTCATGAATTGTGTGATTTTTGTTCTGTTTGTTGCATTTTAAGCGCTCCACACGTCGTTGTTGAATGGTGAAACCAGAATGTCGCTCAGCTTCGTCTGCCAGTGCGCAACCCGTTGCTGCTTCTCCATGTCTTTCAGCGTCTTCGGGTAGATGCTGGCCGTCTTCATGTCGTCTGCTTCTGCCGCGGTTATTTCGGGCTTGAACCCGTAGCAATTGATGCCGAACCGCACGTCCGGATTTGCAATGAAGCCGCCGTTTATGCCCGGACGCCCGCAATCATTTTCATGCCCCTTAATCTTTTGCAACCGATCCCACGTGTTTTTCTGGGTCGGGAACAGCGCCATTTGGTTATCGGACCAGCCGTAGCTGCACCATTCGCCACCACCGCTGTAAGCTTTCTCGATTTCATCATACGACGCCAGCCGCGCATCAAACGCTTTGCACACGTCCTTTGCATCGTCATATGTGTATTCGTTCCCGGGAACGTGGAACACTTGCTTAAAATACCGCAGCTCGGGGACGGTGGTTTCCGAATCCCCCTCCGGTTGCTGCACCGTGATATCCACCTCCGGCCGGTCGTTGAACAAGTTCTTGACGCTGGCAACCACGTTCACATTGAAAAAGTACTGGTACCCGTTTATCATCAACAAGACTATGAACGTGCCCCACATGATGACTTCCAACAGCTTGGCTCCACCGGTTGAAGGCGTCGCCCCGGTTGCGCCATTTCCACCCGGCATTGTTGAAAACACAATGTAGTACAGAAATATGGTTAGCGACAACATGCCAATCATGATTAATTTGCCGTTGGTGCTCGTTTTATTGACAACATCAATGTATTCCAGCGGGTTTTGACCAATTCCGGTGATGGAATCGTATGAAACATTCATTTGTCCCTTTGTGTTGCGCGTGTTTGTCGATATAAAATTATAAAATATTATTATTTGAGCCAGGGGGGCACACGCCCTTAAGGGAGAGGCTCTCTTTTACGATAAAACAAGCAATACGGCAGGTTGCTGACTATGGAATCCCCGGAAAGAGGCACTTCCCGGACAATGGTGTCGTTGCATCCGTACCACTTCCCGTTCGCGTTCTTTATGGTTGCGGTGTAGTGCCCCCCCATCGGCGATCCGCCGTGATGATTGCACACCCCAAATAAATCATACACGTAGCTCTCTCGATTGTATCCATGCACGTACTGGGAGAAATCGGCGCGACTGCACGGCACATCAACCGGCACCTGAATTTTGCGCAGCCCCCCCCTCGCATTCATTTCAAACCGTTTCAGAACAATGATGAGCACGTTCGGCAGGCTCCAAAACGACAGCCGTTTTTGCACGTCCTGCAGTTGCCCGGTTGCTTCATTGAACCACGCATTTTCGCCGCTCAATACCTCGGGCGCGCAATGGTGGTCCATGCAATCAAAGATCGACACCGCCCTAAATGCGTTCATCCCACTGTTGCTGGCCGGGGGAAACGAAAGGTTCAGAATGCAAAAGGGTTCGGGCTTTGTGCTTAACACCGACGAGTTGCTCGAATGCAACGACTCAATGAGGGACACTTGCACGCCGTAAAAAATGTTCAGCACTTCGGAATACTGTTTTTTATACATGCCCGCCATCATCTCGTAGCACTCTTTGGCCGCGCGGTCGGTTGCATTCCGAGCAACCCCGTGCACCTTCATTTCCACTTCGCGGGCCAGCGCGGTGTGGAAGCAGTCCATTAAAAACATCAAGAACTCGGCCACGTCGTTCTGCTGAAACCCGGAAAACAGGTCCATGTGCTTCATGCGCGCAATCTTTTGCATCGCCGAAACAAAGCCACCCGGGGAAATTATGCAATTCTCCGTCCACATCATGATGCGCAGCTTGTCCCACTCGTGCAGCAGCACGGAATCCACTTTGTGGTTCAGGCGCGACTTGTACTCGCCGCCGTTCTTCGAGAGAAAATCATTGAATTCATATGTGTGGGAAAGAATCTGCAAACATGAATTCACGTAGCAAGTGTTTCCCATGTTGGCTAGACCGCTCAAACCTTTGTCCTTGTACACATCGTGGTTCGATACAGTCATTTTTTGTGGCAATGCTTTGATGTCATGACATGTGTTTATGCCCATTTCATGTCATTATATTTGCTGATCCATTTGTTTTTCAATTCATTTATGGATTTTCTCTCGCTAGACGTTTTTACAAATCACACTTGCCTTCAAATTATCCGCACCATCATGGTCTCGCAATTATCGCTCCAAAAAAGTTCCGCAAATTACCTAGCGCCGCGCCTTTTTGCGCAAAAAGGTAACGGGTAACTGGTTTTCGGACATTTTTTTTGTCCATTTTCTGAAATTTTTTTGACTCTTGTGCAAAGTTTTTTAAGAAAATAACAAAATTATTTTACAAGACATGTGGTAAAAAACGAGAGCATTATGCAGCGCTTAAAAAAAGGCACCACGGAGGGCGATTTTTCGGCCCAAAAAAAACTTAAAAAAAGGCACCAGGTGTTGAAAAAAACGTTCTATGCAGTGTTGAAAATTTAGAACATGTTAGAACGTTTTCTTCAACCAGATAGAACGCAAACCTTTAACGATTCAACCTTTTTTGCAGTATGTAGGAGTATATCAATTTACATTGATATGTTGTGGCATGATATATGCGATGGCGTTTTATTGCCCGAATACATAGAATGGAATAGAACATATTATTTAACCAAGTGAAAATAATATAAATATAATTTATATGAACAATATAAGAGCATTAATTGATTACATTGTGCGATGGAGAAGGAATCTTTTGCATGTGCAAATTGTGACAAAGTGTATGCATTAAAGAATAGCTTGTGGCATCACATGAAAACGTGTATTAAATCTCCGGTTGCTAATTACAAATGCGACCACTGCCCCAAAACTTTTACAACCCGTTCCGGTAAATGGTATCATGAAAAAAAATGTGAATACATGCCTGTGTGTGGCTCGAAAAAATCGCATTCATGTCCGCATTGTGGAAAAGGATATGACGCCCGAAACAGTTTGTGGTATCATGAGCAGAAGTGCGCGCAAAAGGCAAAAGCGGCAACGGAAACAACAAGCAGCCTTGTAATCATGTGTGAGATGGAAGAACAAATCACCACCAAGTGCATCAAAAAACTGAATAATGCATCAAGTGCATCGGCCGCTGCATCCACTATACCAGCCGCTGCATCGTGTGCCGCATCATCCACCACACCAGCCGTTGCATCAGCAACCGCATCCACCGAATTCAACATGATGAAGATTGTGGAACAGCTCATGGAGCAGAACAAAACGCTGCAAACACAGCTCATAGAGTTGAGCAAAGAGAGAAACACGGTGATAAATAACAACAACACCACCAACAATCAACAATTCAACCTGCAGGTGTTTTTGAACACGGAGTGCAAGGATGCAATTAAACTTAGTGATTTCGTAAAATCTCTCAACATCACGGTCGAAGATTTGGAATTCACGAAGAACAACGGCATCATCGAAGGCGTGAGCTCCATCATCGTGAACAACCTGAAAGGCATGGCGGTGCACAAGCGCCCGATCCACTGCACCGACGCGAAGCGTGAAACCATGTACATAAAAAACGACGAGTGGGAGAAAGACGAAGACTTTGCCAACATCAAAAAATTCATTTATTTAACATCCTGCTATCAAATCAAACGCATTCAGGATTGGATCGACGCGCACCCCGGGTGGGAAACCAAGGAAAAGCTGCAGGTCGAGTATTTAGCCCTGTGCAAAGAGCTGTACAAAAACATCGAAAACGATGATCATGCGCACAAAAAAATCATAAAAGGGTTCATTAAGAACATACAAATTGACAAACACAAGCAATGATATCGAAATGTTGAAATCCAATGAATTGCGACATTTTCATTTTCAATTACTAAACGCGAATGATATAAAAATAAAATATCACATCCTTTCATAAAATGTCTTTGAACACCCATCCATCTTTTGACGACGCGGTTTCGTCGCCTTGTGCCAAGTGGTCATTCAACATCAATGCATTCAACGGCAACACGACCAATTTCAACCGTGCGTGTCCGAGCCCGAAGCTGGCGGTTCCTCTTCCGGTTCAACCACGTCAAGAAGTTCCTTCATTTTCACCAAAACCAATGTCCGGCATGATACGACCATTGTAATGTCGGACCGAGTGCAGGGGGGGGGGGTCATCCAGAAACCCCCACTTTTTTCACATCTTACTATACCTATTTCGCCACATGATGTTCCAAGCAGTTGTGGCGCATGGCTCAGTTGTCAGACGAGGTGTCTGACAACCCAGCAATCAACATGTCGCAAGCTCGAATCCCACGAGTGCCACTGCGAAACAGAAGGGAAAAAACGGTAGTGCCCACATCAACAAATTCTTAGGGGTGCATCCAAAAAATTTCCCTGGTCCCTGGTCCAAGATCCAATTCAAGACACAAGACACAAGACACTTAATCCCCTGTGGCGCAGTGGAAGCGCGCCGTAAAACATCGTCAGTCGCTCCATTCGACTTGCATAAAGTCCGAATGATTGATGGTTATCGCCTTATGAGCCGGAGGTCGTCAGATCGAAACTGACCGGGGGAATTTCTTCACTTCGCCAGCTTTGCAGAAGCTGGTTGTCATAGCGCAAGCGACATTAAACTTGAGCAATATTATGCTGGAGTAGCTCAGCGGCAGAGCGTCTCAACCACCGTCGGTCATCCCATTCGACTTTGAACGTCCGAAAGACTGATGGTTATCGCCTCATAAGCGGAAGGTCACAGGATCGAAACCTGTCTCCGGCATCTATCACACACATCGCATCGGTGCATCAAGGCACTAGAGCATGTTACACCGGGGTGGCGCAGAACGCATTCACCGTCAAGCTGGATCATTGTGTGCGTGTCTCACTCAGATAGGGGCCGCCGCGCACTCTTCGCCAGCTTTAGAGAAGCTGGTTGTCATAGCGCAAGCGACATTAAACTTGAGCATCTTACACCGGGGTGGCGCAGAGGAAGCGCGCGGGGCTCATAACCCCGAGGTCGTAGGTTCGAACCCTATCTCCGGTATATTCCAATTCGCCAGCTTTACAGAAGTTGGCCGTCGAGCTGGACGTTAAACGGAGCAACCTTTGCAAACCACCTCCATGGCGGACGTAAAACATCGTCGGTGAACAATTGACACTGCTTCACGCATGGTCCGAATATCTGATGGTTATCTCTCTTTCTCATTCAAAGAACGGTGCGGGATCGATACCTGCAGGTGGTAAAACAACATCAACGTCGCACAGGTGCATTCAGTGCACCAGAGCCTCTGTGTCCACGCACAGAGTTAATAACAAACCTACAAAGCTCAGTGGAAGAGCGCCGGACACCCAAACATCGTCTAATCAAATAAATGACAATGTGTGCATGACCGCAGACATCGTCCGAATGAATGGATGGTTATCTAATCTCGGAGGTGGTGAGATCGAAACTCATTGTAGGTGTTCACTTTTTTAATTCATAGAATATATATTTATGTTTGTGCTTAAAAAAATAAAGATGATTCAGTGTAAATAAGCAATTTACACAAAATGCCTGGCCGACGCGGAAATCGAACACAAGGTCGCTCGCAAACACAAGGACAACCATTCCCGGCACAAGATGATGCAAACAGCATTCCTTTTTACAATGCACGATTGTTTGCCATGTATGAAAGCTTGATTCAAAGTTATACCCATTTCACATATCATTCGAACCACATGTTTCATGTATTGGAACGTGCGTTGCATGGGACTCAAACCTCAATCAATTCAAACCCATATCCATGGCTTCTCATTCCTCATCCACCACATCAATCACAACAGCAACCACCACGGCAATCACAGCAACCACGGCAACCACAACCACGGCAATCACCACAATCACATCAACCACAACAACAACCACATCAACAACCACATCAACAACCACAGCAACCACAGCAACAACAGCAACAACAGCAACCGCCAATAAATGCATGGAGGAGTCATGCAAGAACTCCACCGTTGAGAACTCCACCGTTGAGAACTCCACCGTTGAGAACTCCACCGTTGAGAACTCCACCATTGGGAACAACCCTGGAAAACAACATTGTGAATGCGCTAATGGGAATGTTGTACCAACCAGAAGAACCAAGGTTGACACAAGCAGAATTAAACGAGAGAATAGAAGAATTTGCGCATTTTCAAAATATAGTAAATCCACTGAATACTGTGTGTTCAATCACACAAGACGCGTTTGAACCCAATCAGCGTGTTGTGCGCATTCGGCATTGCGGACACATATTCAGCCCAGATAGTTTGATGCAATGGCTGCGCATGAATAACACATGTCCCACATGTAGACACGACCTAATGAGCTCTACTCATGATGTTCCTCCTCCGGCCACTGCTGCTCCCGAACCCATGCGCGGAATAAGCATTCCACTCGAATCTGATATCAACATTAACACATTTTACAATGAATTGCTGCGAAACAGTGGAAACCTTCCTGGGTTCGAATTGAACACAGTGAATGATGATTCAATTGTGTTTTCGTTTGATTTGATGTCCAGGCCAGGCGCTTCAGGTTCAGCACCAGCACCAGCACCAGGCCCGAGAAATATCGACGATGTTGATTAAATAAAATAATAATAATAAATTATATATCAAGAAACGCGTTAATGACGGCATCATCTACGGATGAATCTTATAATAGATTATTTATTGTGGCGAACCATTCGGAAGTCATATATCCCAGTGAACAAAGGGCACTTCCAACAAACATGACAGTCACCACTTTGACCCAGATGAACCAAACAATTCATGTGAAAGATGGACAGATTCCAATCGACATGTTCAGACACCTGTTCAGTCAATATGGTCCTCAGCGTGATAGTCGTGGTTTTGCACATCATGTTCTGCCAACCGATTCAGATGTAATGGGATTGTTGTCCCGCCTGAGTGCGATGAGAATTGTGTACGCAACTCATAATGGCAAACGACAACCGTGTGATTTTAGACAAAGAAAACACCAGGCAGAAATGACAGTTCAAATGTGTTTCCTCCCAGGTGCTTTAGTGCATTCAGCCATATATGAATTCTCTCCAACCCATGAAACAGGCATGGATGTCAGCGATGTTATTCTTGGACAGAAGGTCAATCCTGGCATGCAATTGTATCGTGAAACAATCGACAAAGATAGAGCTATAATTGCGATTGAAAAACGGTTGCCAGGACAGGGGTTTATTGCATGTCCAACTGACGATTTAATTATACGCCATTCAGGTGGACAAATTGTCCAATCAGACATTGACAGTTTGCATGAAAATCGCGAACGCTATAAAAGTGCAATTCAATTTGGAGATTCAATCAATGAATTTTGTTCTCATGCCATAGAGGATGTCGAAAGGTTGCGCGAAGAAATATTGCAGTTGGTTATCAGGCATGACACACGGCTTGAAGATCCACAACTCAAATGGGTTATGAGATATCAGAAAGATAAGAAATCAAGCGAAGATACACTTAGTGATATATTTGTGGCCTTGAAAACAAAATATGCCATTGATAAAAAAGACATTCCTGCTCTTAAATTAACTCGAGTATTAACACACAATGTCCTTGTCTCTATTCATCGTTCTACATTTTATTCTGATTACAAATCAGTAACAACTGGACATACACTAATTCGTTCAGATGAACTTTTTGGTAAAATTCGCGAATATTCTGGAAATGACAACGTGTATGTCGTGTTTATTGGGTGCAGACATGTTCCAAGCTCTGACCCGGCGGATCTTGCAGTCAGGCACAGTCCAACAAGTGGAAGAGGTCATGTAATTGGTTTTATGGGTGGAAGAAAACTCAGACGAAGAAGTATGAACAAACCAAAAACTCGCAAAACATCAAAAAGAATTCATAAAAAAATAATTATAAATCGTTCACACTATCGTTCATATCGCAGATAATTTTCTTTTTTTGCACATGCACCTTCATTGTTTCAGTTCATTTACTAGTTTTGGTTTTGAAGAACTCCGTTATGCTCTTATTTGATTTCGCCAGGTTGTCTGCCTGGCGCAAGTAGTCGTCAAATATGAGCTCTTTCACTTCGCGGAATCGCAGGTCGTCCAGCTTCTTCTGCAGCTTGTCATCGGTGTCCGTCCAGTTGCTCCGCACCGATTCCAGCTCCTCCAAGAAGCGCGCCTTCTTGCGCCGAAACGCCGCCATTTGTTCCAGCACGAGGCCGAACAGCTGCGCAACCGGCTTCATGATCTGGTTCGTGATGTAAAACGAGTAATTCGGTTTCAAACGCTTGGCCCGAATGTAGTCCGGCGTCTCGATGCGTTCCCCCTGCAGCGCCTTCTTGTCCGGATTGTGGATGTACACGAAAGGGATGCGGTCGCCCGAACTCGGCTTGTTGCCCGGGTCGCGTTTGCCCATGCGGTCCGCCAGCACCTTGTGCGCGATTTGCTGCGGGTTTTTATACGTGGAACGCAGCGATTTTGTGATGATGAGTTTGTCCATGGGCACGCGCTCGTCCACGAGGGACTGCAGCGAGTCGCGCACGAAATGCACGGCTGCCTCCAGATCTTGTTGCTTCGTCAGAATATCAATCAGGCCGCCATACACGTCCTTGACGATGGGTGCGTTGTCGCGGCGACGCAGCACGATGCCCATGCTCTTCGGCTTGCCCTTGTTTGGGTCCGTCTCATACAAGATGCCGAAGTAGCGCTTCTTCTGTAATAAACCGAAAGGCATGAGCGTCTTTTCATACACCCACCCGTGCGGTGCCTTCAAGAAAGCCGACGCCATGTCGCCCACCTGGCGCGCGAGTTCAATCGTGATTTCCAACGCCTGCTTGCCGCGAATGGGTGTTCCGTCCTTGTTGGACAAATTGAACGTGTAGAATACAGAGTCCGTGTTGTGAACAATCATGTTTCCAATTCCAGCCGCAAAATGATGATTGTCTGTGGTCAAATCGTAAACACATTGATTCTCCACAACCGGCAATGTTAATATTTTCTTGATGGAATCGGGACATTTTCTCTGAACGCCGGTTGTCATGGTCGCTCTATAAATGTCCATCTTGTCTGAACGCGTGTTCAATGATGTTTTCCATCCAAGACTTTGAGCCAACAAACATATGCATGCAGCGCTGATTTGATTTTTTTGGTCAATTCGATTGTATCCATTTTTGTCTTTGTCGCCGTCAGCATCATACATGCCGTTCCAAAAGCTTTCTCGAACTTCTCTCGTGCCATTGAGGATGCTGGTTGGGATGATTTTGCATTTTTGGTAATACATCATGTTCCTATACAATTTCACAAATTCCACAATGCTTCCATATTTTTTTGATTTTGGAACAATTTTGTGCACCCCCGAACTTTCCAGAGTGTCGTTGTAGGTCCAATCCAAATCTGGGTAAGCGATTTTGCATAGTTCTAGATATTTATGTATGAATTCCATCGAGGCATTGTTCAATGCCCATGAACATTTTTTGCCAGAATCACAATCATACTCTCCGCAACTTCCATCTCCAAAGAAGAACCCCATGACTCTGGCTTGTTCAACAGTGATCACTGGCACTTCATCGGATGCGGGTTGTGGCTGCGGCAACGCACAATGCAGCAATTTGGTTCCAATCTCCACATTTTTTGGTGAAATCTCATCACCGTTTGAGAGAATCAAAGAATGGTCGTCCGTCACATCAACAATTCCAGTGTGCGTAATGATTCTCATCATTTTTTTGTGAGGGGCGAGCACGTGCCGAATAACGCGATGAAGACGGGTCCATCCCTTTTCCGACCACGTTTCCACGCCGCACATCATTTCGCAAACCTGCTTGGTTTGTTTGCCATCTTCTTTGCAGTCGGACCATTCATTCGGAGTCGCGCCATATTTTTCTGCAAGCGCTTCAATGGGACAAACATCAATGACTCCGCCCAATCGGACATACACTGGAGTGTATGCCGCCACACTGTCGCCGTACACGTATTCAGCCCGCGTGTGCACGATGCCATATTTGCTCGTTTGGCATTCGGTGTTGCCATACACCTCCTCCACCATGCGCTTGGCATACGTCAGCAGCTTGCGTCCGGTTGCCGTGGTGGAAGCCGCCACGTCCACTTCATAGAACGTGCTGGTCTTGGCACCGCACTGTCCGTACAGCGAGTTCGCGGTGACCTTGTAAGCCAGCTGCCGCTTGTCCAGCACGTTGGCCATGAAGGGGTCGGACTGCTGCTCCGCCAGCTTGCGCGTGGATTTTCGCGCGGCGAGCAGCTCTTCCAGAATGGACGGCAGAATGGCCTTCGTGCCGTCCTTGAACTGCGCAAACCGGCACACCTTTTTGCCGCTCAGGTGCTTCTCCATCTTGCCACGGGCATTGGGCTTCCAGCGATAGGTGTCGTATTCCACGTCCACGTAGCCATACTCGGGCAAGTTGTCGTAAATGTGCTGCCGAGTTTTCGGGTCTTTTTCGCCCGTCTCGCGAATCATGTTGCCGTCCAGGTCGTATTCCTTGGTCCACACTTTGCTGTCGTGGGACAAGTTCTCGCTGATCATGGACGACGGATACAGCGACGAGTAATCGTTGCAGGCCACGGGGTTGTCCAGGTAGAGACCGCGCTTCGGCGGCAGCACGATTGCGCCCTCGTAGCCCTCGCCCGACGGCCCCTTGTCGATGACGGGCATGAGCGTGTTTTTCTCGCGGCACTTTTTGGCCATGTAGCTCGTCAGCTTGATGCCCTGCCCGCGAATGACCAGGAAGCTGATGGGCACGCTGCAAATTTTGGCCATCTCGTTGTATCCGGTGATGACGTCCACCTTCTTCATGAGATGGTGGACGAGGTTGCAATCCTGAATACAGTATTTCGCGATGACGGCGCGCGGCCCGGGGCCTTCGTTCGTCATGCGGAAAATGTCCTGCGGCGTGACGTCGTCCTTGGACACGCCCCATCGCACGTGCTTCTTCAGGTCGGGCGTTTCGTGCCCGAGGATTTCAAAGTGGCCGGCGCTGCGGTCAATGGCCACGACTTGGAATTTTTGGCCGTCCTTGTAGGGGTCGGTGGAATGGCCGGTCTCCTCCAGCTCAATGTAGTTGCCGACCTCGAGCCCCGTGAGATTCTTGCTGAAAATGCGCGTGACCTTTCCATCATATTCGGAGGGGGGGGACATTCGATCATTGAATTCCCAATGTTGAGAAGGAGGGGTGCGGGGAACCAATGTTCCCCGGGCTTCCACGCGGTGTTCAATGGACTTCACATCGTCGCCGATGAAGTAAGACCCAACGTAGTCGAGCTTGTAAGACGTGAGGTTGTAGTCGCGGCGGAAGTAGTTGTACATGTCAACTTGAAGACGCCCCGGCATGCCGATGTAATGCAGGTCGTACTGGCCGCTCGCCAGGGCAATGCTCGTTTCGTCAATGCTGACACGCCCGGTTTTGAAATCGCGCTTGCCGCAAAACTCGTCGGCATTGCGCGACAGCTTCAGAAATTCGTCCTCCACGTGGTTTTCCAGGGCACGGTGAAACATGAACTGGTAATCAAATCCGAAGATGTTGTAGCCGATGATGATGTCGGGGTCCTCGCGCTGGACAAGGGCGGTCCACGCTTGCAGCAGCGCGCGCTCGGTCTTGCAGCTGACGATTTCTGCGCCGGGAACAGGGTCGCAGGTGCCGAGGGCCAGGCAGTGGTTCAAATAAGGTCGATCTTCGCCGTATCGCAGGAACGTGGAACCGATGAATGTCGTTTTGTCGCCCTCCACTGGCGGGAACACGGCCATGAGCGCGTCGTTCATGTGGTTGATTTTTGTTTCGCGATCCAGTGCGGAGGACCGCAGCATGTCGGGAATGGAACAGGCGCTTGATGATGCAGATGATGATGATGCAGATGCAGCGGCCTTATTGGGTTTTGCCCAAGAGGGTTGCGCCGTTGCAGTGGTGAACACGCTTCTACCATCGTCTGCATTTGCGCCGTCGTCATCGTCCGCATCATCGCCTTCCGCCAAGGCGTCGGCGTCGGCTTCTGCTTTCATTTTTTCAAACATGCGCTCAATGGTGTTGGCTTGCATGACCTCCGGGTCGGCCTCTTCGATCAGCGTTTGAACCGGCGTGGTCCACATGCGCTCGAACATGGCATCCAAGCGTTCCGACGCGGGGACCGTCTTGGTGTAAATGCGGTCAATGTCTTCGTGCAACGTGAACAACGGACTGCTGCCGCTTTTCGGGTCGTGGAATGCCGTGCGAATCATGCGATGCACTTCGGACTGGGTTGCCGCATTAACGGGGTCCCTTAAGCACGCGTCCACGATGTTGGCGGCGAGTTTTTTGTAGGTTTTGATGGGCACGGGGAAATCGCCGTGGCTGCTGCTGGCCTCAATGTCAAAGCTCATGATTTTGTAGGGAACCAGGGTTTCCTTTTCCGGCTGTGGAACAACGTCCTTGTGGCCGACATGATATTCAAACCGGCAGGTGGTCTGCTTGTTGGATTCGATGGGTTGACCTTTGACCTTGACCCAGCCGGATGGGCTGATATCCTTGATGTGGAAGTAGCGCAACAGGGGCGGAATGTTGGCCTCGTAAATTTGGGTGCCCTTGTAACCGTGCGGATTGAGGCGCATTTCGGTGCCTTTGTGGTCATACCAGAGGTTCTTCGCACGGTTCATGGTTGCCATGTTTTTGAATTTGAGAAGGATGAACTTGTGCTCCTTGCCGCCATCGAACCCGTAGAGCGCCTTGCGTCGAATGAGCTTGCAGTCATCCACCAGTATGGAATCTTCGCTGTATTTTCCGAGCGCGGTTTTCAGGTCGGTTATGAAGCGCGCCTTGGCATCAAAGCCCCACGATTCCGGCACTTTTGCATAGAAGAAGGGTTCATGATTTGCAACGCTGATGCAACACGTGCTGCCTTGTTCATTGATGCCGAACATTTGAATAACAAACCTTTTTTTGTCCTTGTTGTGTTTTGCAAGACCATTGGAACCGCCGCTGCTGCTGCTGCTGCGACTGTTTGTGCCCGGCACTTCATCGCGCACTTGAAAATCGAATAAACGGAATGAATTTTCTTCTACTGCTGATGCTTCCACTGCTACTGCCATCACTGAAATCAGTATGATACATAGACCGGCATTTTGTGTTTAACTGATTTCAATTTTTATTGAAAATCATTTTTTTGCCATTGTTTTGGTTTTAGCATTTCAATCGCGCAAATAAAATGATTAATGCGCAAATAATATAAAATTATAGTGTCATGACCATTTAAACAAATCAAGATCAAGTCGCATTCATGAGTAGTTCAGCATCCATTTCTGCGGCCAAGAAACGTCGCGCCAATCAGCTTCAGCCGCCGTTGACGCAGCAACAGCAACAGCAACAGCCTTTGCAACGACCTGGATCTGCGCCTGTGTCTGCACCTTCTTTAGCAAACATGACGCCGGCTCAACGACAACAATTCATGATGCAGCAACAGCGAATGCAGCAAATGCAGCAACAGCAACAGCAGCAACAGCAGCAACAGCAGCAACAGCAGCAACAGCAGCAACAGCAGCAACAGCAGCAACAGCAGCAACAGCAGCAGCAACAACAGCAGAAAATGCAGCAACCATCTGGAACTCAAAAAGCGACATCTGGCAAAACTCCCGGACTGACATGGCCAATGCCTCCCATTTATCTAATGAAACAAATGGACACGCTGTTGTTTCAACAAAGTCAAACCATTGATGAACTTAAGAACCGTTTGAATTGCATTGAATCCGGGTCATTGCCCGATGGATTGCCGGAGGGGTTTGCCGGACACGTTGGATTGGAACAAACCAAACAGTCTCTCCTCGTCGACGACGAGTTTGTCTCCGGCATCGTGGACAACATCATGTCCAACTCCAACTTGTCCGAAATCATTGAACAAATCGACACCGTGCAAAACGACAACCGAGAATTGCGCGAATTGCTTCACGCCCAACAAAAGACTATCAATGAAATGAACGTGATGTTGTTGAAATTGATTAGTCAAAATTTGACCACAACTGCCGCTGCCCCTGCTACTGCCGCTGCCGCTGTCCCTGTCCCTGCTACTGCCGCTGTCGCTGCCCCTGCATCTGCCCCTGCTACTGCCGCTGCCTCTGTCCCTGCTACTGCCGCTGTCGCTGCCCCTGCATCTGCCCCTGCTACTGCCGCTGCCCCTGTCCCTGCTACTGCCGCTGCATCTGTGCCGCATTCCTCCGATTTGGAAGAAGAGTCGGGAGAGAACATTCACATGGACGTGATAGATCCATAAACCGCGCGCATCAATGTGCCTCGTAATATTTATATGAAATTATTGTAGCATATAAATAAACATAAGTATTTAAAAAAACATCACGCGTTACAATAATAGTATCAATCCCGAAATGCAATCAGTGTTTGCCATTTTAATATTTTGTGTGATTCTCTTTTTTTACTTGCACATTTACTTTCACATGAAAACCAGCAATGATCTGGAAGTGTATGAAATCGACCAACCATCCAAAGACAAGTTGGAAGAAGTGTGCGACTTGCGACAGCCGGTGCTGTTTGATTATCCGAATGAGCGGTTGATGGAATCGTGCACGCTGAGCGCAATTCGCGCCGCATACGGTGCATTCGACGTGCGACTTCGCAACGTGAAGGATGCGGCGGATGAAGCCGATGCAACCGAGTTATACGTCCCGCTCACGCTGCACGCCGCCGCCGAATCATTTCGAAGCGACAAAGAGTCGCGCTACATCAGCGAAAACAACGGCGACTTTTTGGAAGAAACGGGTCTTGTGAAAACATTCAAATACAACGACGCGTTTTTGCGCCCGCCAATGGTCTCCAAATGCGCCTATGATTTCATGTGCGCATCTCCGGGCACCACAACCCCGCTGCGGTATGAGCTGAATTATCGCAACTACTACTTGGTGACGCATGGCAGCGTGAAGATGCGACTCATCGCCCCCCATGCCAGCAAGTACCTGTATCCAGTTTCAGACTATGACAATTTCGAGTTTCGGTCTCCCGTGAACCCGTGGCAAGTGCAGGCCGAATATCGCGCTGATTTTGATAAAATCAAGACGATGGATGTGGAGCTGCGCGCCGGTCAAATCATTTATATACCAGCATATTGGTGGTGCAGCATTAAATTCCCAGAAACAATGCCCGGGGCAACCATTTGCTGTTTCAAATACAGAACTTACATGAACACCGTCAGCGTGCTGGACAAGCTTTGCATGTGGCTACTGCAACAGCAAAACGTGAAACGCGACACAATTGAAAAGAAAATAACCGCGTTTGCCCCTGCATCAACTCTCGTCGCCACTTCTGCTGCTGCTGCTACTGCTGCCACTGCTACTACTACTGCTGCTGCCACTGCTGCCACTGCTGCCACTGCTGCTGCTGCAACCGATGCAATCAACGTCAATGCTTCTGGCTAAAATCAAAAAATCAGCAGCAGTTATGCGATCTTCCGCTGGCAAAAGTGCACGCCGAAACAAGTCCCGCATGGGTTCATTTTGAATTGCATTAAAACATTCCGGATTGATGTGTCCGCTTTGTTCGGCATTGAAGAAATTGAGGGGGTAATCTTTCGAAAAAAGATACAATTTGCGAAACACGATCATGGTCATAAACATCAACCCCATGGACCACACGTCGTGATGTTTTTGCAGTTTTTTCCACACGTATGCGTCCATGTTCACTGATGGGTTGAACCCGTTTCCAGTTTCTGGCGCACAAAACGGCTTGGTTCCTCCGGTTCCATCACTGACGCCAGCATTTCCGGACATTCCAAAGTCAATCAAGTAAAGCGACAGGGATGATGGAGAAGAGTCGTCCCTTTTCACCAACGTGTTTGCGGGTTTGATGTCGCTGTGCACGATGTTTAAATCATGCAAGTAAACCAGTGCTTCTGCCATTTGAATGCACAAATGCATGATTTGGGCATTTGTGGCATGCGGTTCGCGTTTGAGCCAAGTGTCCAATGTGTGAGATTGACACACTACCGGCTGAATGCTGTATGAAATGTGATGGAATATTGTGCGGACACTGGGCGGTATTTTTTGAATGTTTCTCAAATTCACGTGAATCGGCAAGACAATGTGGTGAATTGAATCGATTCCGGAACCAACCACCACATCTGGCATCACATATGGCACGACGTCTGATTTATTTGAAATGTTCATGAGTTTTGAAACAACAAAATGTTCGGACTGTATTTGCGAATTGTCAAATGCGTGTTCCACGCGCACCATGAAATTGGACACTCGATGCATGCCAACTATGGAGCGCATGTTGCGGTACATCATGTAAATTTGCGGATGGTTGTGGATGTCAATGTGGGACACATCAATTAGAAGCGTTGGGCGGCGTTTTATCTTGCCAACATAATGCACAATGTCATCATTGGTCGTTGCGTATGAGCGAACCGTCATTTTTTTGCAGTCTGAAAACAAAAGCAGTTGACGAACCATTGCGATCAACGGCGCCACATCGTCTTTTGCAGCCGAATTCCATTTGCAGATGACTTCCATGTCATTTTCATATCTGTAATCATCCGCGGGCACAGCAATGGCAGGCACAGGGTCAACAATGGCAGGCACAGGGTCAACCATGGCAGGCACAGGCACAACAATGGCAGTCGACGCTGGCGCTACGGGATTCAGTTCCATTCGGGTGGTTGCTGTGGTGGTCATGGCAATGCCCCCTCCATCCTCTCTGGGTGGGCGAACGAATTGCATTGACCTTTTGATAAATTTCAGAAATATTCTAAACATGTAACGTTATAATAATAATAAGAATTCGGTTTATATTGTTTATGTTTTGGATAAAAAATATAAACACAATGCACAGACTGCAAGGTAATGGCACGCGCATCAAAATGAACACGAGTGCAGCACAAGTCGACATGACCGCGCTCGAAAAAGCGCTTGAAAATGAAAACAATGAATCCATCTCAAATTTAACCACGCGCAAAATCAATGCAGAAAAGTTGCGCCAGTTGCAACAACTTGGACTCAATCAATCCATTTTGGAAGACTACTTCCACAAACTGAGAGATTATCGACACGTGGATGATTTGAATGGATTGTTGCACGGGTCATACATTCGATGGATTGATTTGAAAAACCCGGCAAAGCTCTCTCTTGCAAGGGGCGGCATCATCTGCGATATCAAAATCGGCCAAAAAGGGGTGCAGCTTTTGTGCAAAACGCATCCCAACCCCGCGATGTTTCACGTCGTCATGGACGAATCCGTCATTTTTCAGCGACTGAGTCCGCAAGAACGCGTCATCCTTACCGCAATGGATTATTTGGATGATGAAGCAGATGCATAAATATAAAACAAAATGCACATAAATGCGTAGCAACGCGCTTTCATGTTGGAGCATTTGAACGGACGATGATGCAATCATCCTCGTCGCTTATATCATAAGTTGCATGTGGTGGTGGCGTCTTGGATCTCGCAATGAGATAGACGACCCCGTCATATGTTTTTCCTAAACACCATGTCGTTGCCTTGAGTGCAAACGACAATGCCAAATCGGCAATAAAAAAAAACACCATGTGATGCGGGCAGTGCAATGCGCGGATATCAATTTGCAGATATAATATTTTTTCGTGTTTTGGCAATGAATGATGCATGCCGTCTTCGCCCACTGGTTCCCTTGCGAGGATGGAACTGGGCCCGCCCTTTGCACGACATGTCAAAGTATTTCAATCCCTTTTTTTCGAACACGCTGGTGGTGCAAAGCGCAATTGCATTTTGAGTGCCCACTTTTTTCTCCACGGCCTTGATGCACTTGCACAACTTGGTTGCCAAAATCTCTTCCGCCTTTCGTTTCACGTCGGAGCTGCTTAAATTGGCAGTTGGAATTTTATAATACGAGAGAATCTTCTCATAATCTGATTTTGTCATTTTCATGTTGGCCATGTTTCTCAATGGAATTAATTGAATTAAATTGAATTAAGTGAAATGCCTAAACCCTAAAACAAAAACGTGCAACCCGGTTTCCTATTAAACACTTATAAAAAAAAATATTTTTGACTGTGCATGAAACACACAAATAGTCATGTAATTTTAAATATAGAATTATTATAGCTTGCACACGCGCACATAAACATTTAGTGGAAATTGCCATGACAACGACAATCGCCTCAAAAAAAATAGTGGTGCTGGATGTGGACGAAACCATTGGATACTTTGTTGAGCTGGGCATCTTTTGCGATGCACTGACCAAAACGTCGTGGAGCAACGACCCCAGCGCGCAATACGCGCACTTTGACCATTTGATGAACGCGTTCCCCGAATTCTTGCGTCCCAACATCATGGACATTTTGCGGTTCCTGAAAATGAAGAAAGAGGCGAATGAATGCTGCGGGATCATGGTTTACACGAACAACAGCGGGCCGCGAGAGTGGGTGGAACACATCATTCGATACATAGAACACAAACTGGGGGGGAACGTGTTTGACAAAATTGTGGCGGCGTTCAAAATCAACGGCAAAATCATAGAAATGGGCCGCACCACGCACGACAAGACGTATGACGATTTCATGCGGTGCACCAAGCTGCCGTCCAACGTGGAAGTGTGCTTTTTGGACGACCAAATGCATTCGCAAATGGAGCACGACCAGGTGTATTACATCAATGTGAAGCCGTACGTGCATCAGCTCAGCGTGCACACGTTGGTGGACCGGTTCATGCAATCGACCGCGCTGCGCACCACCGTTGTTGGCATTGGTGGCACAGAACACTTTAGAAGTCGCATTTTGCAGTTCATGCAACGGTTTCAGGATGCGCATGTTCCAAAAGACCCGATGGAACAAGAAATCGACCGAATCATTAGCAAGAAAATCATGGAACACTTGAACGAATTTTTCAACGGCGCTGCAAAACCGGGGTCGTTCAAGCTGCAAAAACAAAAATCGGCGGATTCAAAACAAAAAACAAAGAAGAAACTTTAGTGCGCTGGTTCATTTGTTTTTAGCAAACCAAAACCAAAACCAAATCCCTTTATTTTTTTATTTACATACATTATAACCCCCATAGACACAATGTTCAACATTTCCAGCTTCATCTATTTGGTTTTCCTGTTTTACGTGCTCAGCCCCAACGTGCTGCTGCGCATCCCGCCCAACGGTTCCAAGCACGTGGTTGCGTTCGTGCATGCCGTCGTGTTTGCCGTGGTGTACTATTACACGTCCGGCTACGTCGGCGCAATGCTCGGTTCGCTTTAAGCAACACAGACAATTGGGTTCGGATTATTTTATCATATGATTCATTTGATTCATATGAATATTTTTGAATGATTATCAAACAAGTTTGGATTTGGATTTGGATTTGGATTTGGATTTGGATTTGGATTTGGATTTGGATTTGGATTTGGATTTGGATTTGGATTTGGATTTGGATTTGGATTTGGATTTGGATTTGGATTTGGATTTGGAT